TTGGCACCTTCTGTACCTAATCTTTTGCCTGTCCATTGCTCTGCAGCAGCGCTTCTTTTCTGTACAAACAGGGCTTCTGAGAAAGTGTTGCCATTGCCATCTGTCTGTGGACTTTTGAAGACCAGGAGAAGGGAATGAGGTTCTTTATAGCCACTGAAATAATACAGGTCTGGGTTTTGATGATAGAAATAGTCCACATCATTGGAGAAATTGCGGGTCGGGAAAGCGAATATCACGGCTACGGAATTATCCGGCATTAACTTTCGCAATGCTTCACGACGACCGGCATGAAACTCTTTGGTGAGATAGTCTTTGGGAAGATTGTCCTGGGCAAAGGCACTGATAGATAACAGAGAGAGGAAAAATGCGGGTACGATCTTTTTAATGAATGGTATATGCATAAAAAAGGGTGATTAGTTGAATCTAAAATAATTCATTCTAATCACCCATAGTACAATTATACATGAATGGTGTGGCCGGGATGTTTAATCCTCATCTTCTTCTTCAGTGTAGGCATCCTCGCTTGTGTAGTGTTCTTCCCACTCTTTTACGGCTTCATCAGTCAGGCACTCGATGATATCAGCGAGGCCATCTTTTTTCAATTTCCATTCTGTCAATGTAGGATCATCAAAGCGCTGAATAAAAAGGCAGTGGTCTGTCTCTACAGCCACTTTAATCAACGTGATCGGGTCATCTTGTTTTTCCCTGATCAGGTAGTGACACCCTTTTTCCAGCAAATCATAAGTGTACATACGGCCCTCCCTTCTTATTTTATTTATTTAGTTTAATTCTTTTATCTTCTTCGTTTGACAAGCCGAAATAGTCGATACTATCATCAAAACTGGCAATCTCAGAACAATTGGATAATGGGGGAGAATTGTAATGGGTCAGGTGAGTAATCCAAAATTAGCAATTTGGAAGATTCACAAAATCTAAATTTGATAGAATATTTATAATTTTTTTGCCCACGCATCAGCGTATTGAATATCAATTAGTTATACCCCATATTCAGACCCAAACCACCTAAGGGCTTGGTTTTTAAGGTATAAAAACAAGTCAGTTTAGGATAGATGGGTCAGGGCTGTATTTTGGAGCAAATCAACTCATCCAACAGGACCTTTTGCCCTCTTTTTTCTTCTCTGGCGGGGTTGATTTCTTCTCGGTAGGTTCTTTTTTGTTTTTGCTGGTAACGCTCTTCATACTGGCAAAAGCGATCAGGCCAATACCTACGGCAAACAGGATGACCAGGAGGATCTTTTTCATAGCTGATGTTTTAGATAATTGAATCGCCACAAAAATCATTCCCGCCAGATGCACTATATTTGCCGTCCCGAAATTGTGAAGAAGAATAGGGCATTTGACTACGGATCAAAAGGCCTTGGTAGAATCCTGACGGGGTCACTGGAAACAGTGATAAACATAAATGACTCCGTAGCTCAGTTGGTAGAGCTACTGACTCTTAATCAGTAGGTCCACGGTTCGAGCCCGTGCGGGGTCACGGTGTAAAATGCAAGTATCTAAATTACATGTGCTTGCATTTTTGATTTTAGGATGGGGTACAATAAAGGGTACACTTTTTCCCGCTTTGTGCTGATGTATATTCGGGCATGCATGCAAAAACAAAAGCCATCACAGCTGACGACTGCAATGGCTTAAAAATCTTTCACGGTAATTCTTGAATCTGAATAACTCAGCCTTAAAATTACTATTTTATATCGAAATCATTTTTGTAGTGTGGACCACGGGGTTTTAGCGGATCCAGGTATTGATCGATCCCCCGCAGAATATCCATCATGACCGCTGAATTTCCTTTGATATCGTCGTCCGGGGTAAAGTTCCGGTTGCCCAGCTTCCACTGGTTCCGTTTTCTGAATAGCCACTTCTCTGCAAGCATCCATTTTGTGCCGGCATGTATTTTAAAGCGGATGACATTATCAGATTTATAAGTTATATCCACCTGGATTCTATATAACCGTTGCTTTTTTTGCACACAAAAAGAAAAGCTCTCCATTGATCTGCATCTGGCGGTAGATTTTTAAGGTGAGGTAATTTATTAACAGGCGGGATGTAAAATTAAGGGAAAATGATTTAGTATTGTGGCATGATCAAAACAGAAGATTTAAGAAAAGGCAACAAAGTAAAATGCAAGATCAGCAATGATGCGGGCATTTATACAGTGTTGGGAATCCCGGCGTGGGGCATTGATGGTAACGGCGATGGCGAAGAGCCGTTAGTGCTTATTGATCGCTGCCCTAAACAACTTGTTCCTGAAAGTAAATTGAAACCTATTCCCCTCACTCCTGAAATCTTAGAGGCTGGCGGGTTTGAGAATAGAGCAAACGGAATTTATAAAAATGATTTGTTTAATATATGCCGCTTTGAAAACAATAAATATTTTTTGTGCAATCCATTTGGCACGGAAATATATTCCCCGATGAAACTTATTGAATACCTACACCAACTCCAAAACTTATACTACTCTCTCATGGGAAAAGAACTTGAAGTAAACATTCATAAAGAAACAACTACATAGTATTCCTGATTATTTCTTCTCCAATCTTACCAGCTAATTCTTCATTCAACCTGTTTTCAAATCTAAAGGCTGTTTCCTGTGATTCATCTAAGTAAGGAAATAACCTTTCTGAATGCAGGTCAGGGAAAGTAACTAAATAGTATAGCTCTTTATCTTCTACTTTATAAGGGTCGTTGTCTATATCAAATACAAATGATTGCATTATTCAAAAAGTGTTTGATTCAATGCTATAACCTCATTTACATCTGGATGGGACTTAGAATCTGTTTCTTCATAGATATGTCTCATAAATCCGCGTAACATTAATCTTCTTAGAGCAGTGTACATTATTCTCCTTTCTTCTTCTGTGTCAGCCTCAAATTTGTTTTCATCGGCTGTAACCGTTCGTATATATCCTTCAGGATATTCTTTCTTCATCCATTCCTGAGGCCAACCTTCATTGATCTTTTTCTTCCTGCAATCATATTCAATGCGAGCCTTCCCTTGTTCATCAACGTAGATTAATCCCCACTTGTCTGGCAACTCTTCTTTTTTTATCAAACCTTTAGGGCAACAGAAATATTTCCAATTACCCATTCCTTTGGCTCGATGTGGCTTATTCTTATCTTGCAAAAAGTCTGATCGTGATACCTTGCATTCGATCAGAATAGACTGATATGAATCGAAGCCAATAACATCTGGGATTTCATCAGCACAGGATTTCAATTCCTTGAAAGCTACACCAACGCCGCCATTCTTCAGCAACCACTTATAAGCGATCTCAACTATTTGTTTATGTGTAAAAGTAAACATGCAAGCAATAATAATGCAATCTACTAATGAAACAAAAAGAAGTAATTCACCTGCTCCTTCTGGTATTCCTTTTGGCTTTTAATGCCATTAATATTGAGCCAACTATCCCGGCCGCGCATGCACATGTCATCAAACCAAAACTTTTCTCTACCAGCTTTTCACCAGCAATCAGTATCAGGCAAAGAAAGATTGTTGCCAAAGAGAATCTATATACCAGGTCATTGAATGATGGGCTTCTATTTATTCTTATGCCATAATGAAGGCACCCGAATTTTTCATCGTCGCTGGTTTTATCTTTTTTAAATATTTCACTTTTACCAATGCCGAGCGATAGTGCAGCATGGATAACCGGGTATCCGTCAGGTATAATGTTATACCATTCGCGTGGGAATAGCCACAGATCACCTGTCCATTTTCTGAAACCGTAACCTTTAAGCTTTCTTTTAGAGGCATTTTTTATAATAAAGTGGAACTCATGCTCGCTTACTGGCGGAGCATATTTCAACTCTCCTTTTCTGTCAAAGGCTTTGATAGGGAATACTGGTAAAATTTCTTCCATGATTCAAACCTATTACATTATAATCAAACTGCCAATCACATAAATAACAAACTGATAGCCATAGACTACGAAGGCTATTATCACATAAGAGGTATATAAGATTCCCCACTCTCCGACATTCATGTCGGAGACATGCCCTAACACGCTGATAAACAAAAAGGTCAACCCGTAGAAACAGGCTGACCGTAAACCAAAACCAACTGTCTGAGAAAGGAAAGAATAGAGTTATGCTTCATTCACGGACATATTGCCCTCGCTGTCCATGTTATATCTTATAGCGGATTTAGGGGGAGCGGTAGCGTAATACCTTTTTACGGCTATTATCCTGTCCCAGTCAAATTCTACAAACGATACTTTATTTCCCTGGTTGCCGCCGTACCCGATAAATCCTTTTGGAGTTTTAGCTATGAACAGGCAAACGTGACCGCCGCCATCCCTGCTTAATTGCACAATATCACTAAGGACAGCATCTTCTTTTTTGACGATGTTGAACTTTGTCGCTGTCTGCCTTGCCCTCAGAAGGTCATAGAGGTCCTTGGGATGCAGGTCAATAGGTTTGCCGGTTATCCGGATCAGGTGATTGATAAACACGGCGCACCAGCTTTGATCATCGTTGGTATAGATTTTATCTACTCCCAATCCCTTTGCCATGTCCATGATCACCGGGTTATTCTTTACGCCGGGTATTTCTTTTACTCCAAAGTATTGAAGTCCTGCCGATAATAATTTAGGCAGTATGCCTATTTCTTCAATCCATTTATATTTATTAGGTAACATAAAGCAAAGGTTTTAAGTAAGGAAGTTTATAGTAGAAAATATTCATCAGGACTACCAGCGCAAGAAATAATGCAGCTTTCTTTAATGCACCCCGTTCGCCGAATAGCCTTACAAAGAAGCGGTCAAACATAGCAGAGCCTCCCAGAAAATCAGTAGATAGCCCTGCCCAATGATTAAAAGCGGGATCGAAGCACATTGCCCGTATTAACCCAGATAATACAGCCAGCCACGGACTAATAAGAACAGCCACCGGAAGGGTGCAAAGGACCCATAATGCAACGCCATCCCGGTGCCACCTTTTAACCCGCTTTGTTTGCAAGGATCCCGCTGGACGATTGTGATCTTTTAACTTATAGCTTGTAGCATCTTTACCAGCAAGAAATAATATACAGGCAAGCAAATAAATTTCAGCGCAGATGATATAGTATAGCTGCGTGGTCATGCCCAGTTAGGAGAATTAAAATACCAAATCGCTAACACGATCAACAACAGCATGAGGGCAGCACCACCAAGCCACAGCTTATTTTTGGGCTTATTCTTACCCGGATAAAAGTACTGGTAGGTAAAGATAGCTGCCAGAATACCTAGGACCGTAGGCACAAGAAATGCACCTTCAGCCCATACACTTGTACCCGGGTCATCGTGAAAATGACCACAGGAACCTAACAGCATTGTCATAGCTGCGAGTAAAAACATTGTTACTTTATTCATACCTTTTAATTTTAGAATTGATAATCTTGATTTAGCTATCCAGCCTACCACCACACCAACTGCACCCGCCGCCCATACCATCCACCAGGGAAAAGATGACTTCTTTTTTTTGTTTGCCTCTTGCGCTATCTGTTTTGCATACTTTATACTATCTGTCTCGATCACATGGCGTAAACTATCATTGGTTTTCTCTACCCTGAATAATTCGCTTTCCATACGTGAGCTGGTAAAGTAAGCAGCCTTGATCTTTCCTTCTGCTGTGATAGCTCCTTTCTCTGAGATAGTTACTTTGCTCGATAACTCTTTTACTTTTGCAGCCAGTTCAATAGCCTTATATCTTTCTTTACCTGCGCTATCCAGCAATGCTAATACCGATTCTCTTTCCGGGCAACTATCCACCGTCACAAATGTTACACCCGCCGAGGTCATTTCCTCTATCATCTTTTTTAACTCCGTGACTTCAGATGTATGTACACGGGTCAATGAATCTTTTACATGAGTTACCAGGCTATCCGTGTTTATCCGTGTAGATGTTGATTCTTTTACCGTCCTGCATGAGAAAAGAGTAAATAGCAAAAGTATTAAGGCAACAATCAGATAAAATACTGAAAGGCCAAGCGCTATTTTAGGATGATTTATTTTCATAACTTTGGTTTAGTTTTTCATTGGAAATTGGATTTAATTATCAGGGTTGGGTTTTTACTCGACCCTTTTTTATTTACCGGGTTTATAAACAGGTCGTTTTCTTTTCTCGGCAGGTGCTAAAACAAACTCGTTGAGTAGAATAAACAGCCTGTCCCTGTCATTGGCTGAGAATGTTTTCTCTACTCCATCAGGAAATTTAATGGCATCACCCATGAATGTGTAGAGCTTGTTCAAGTCACGCAGGTCAACGATAACAAAGTTGCTGTCTATCGCTCTTGTGAGTGAATCTGATTTTGTGCCAACTGTTTCAACGTGTTTAGTTACATTGGTTTTATTGTCTGTAAAAACAGTTTCCTGAGCAAAAGCAGTCACAAGACTGATCGATAAAATAAGTGTGACTAGTATTCGCATATAGTTGATTTTAGTTTTGTTTCTATTTTTTTATATCAAGGTCTTTTTGCTGATCGATAGCTTTTTTTATCTTCTCGCTGAGGTTGTTTGTGGTAAGTACACCCCAGTCTTTTGCAATATGGGCTAGTTTTGGAAACCCGAACCCTATACCTATTGACCAAAAAAGCATCCACCCAACGGCTACGTATTCATAGGCTACCCTCACAAATAAGAATAGAAGGAAGAATGTAGCCAGTATCCTGAGTACATTATTCATCCAATAAAATTTCCAACTCCATTGCTCCGGGGTAGTTTGACTGTTCTTATCTCTTCCAACTGCCAGTATGCAGAACATAGTGAATGCAGCAATCAAGCCCATTGTTAAGAAGCCAAAGAAAAAGCCATGAGGCCCATTTCCTAAAACGACTGACCAGAAATCAGGATATTTTTCCATTGCATATATTTTATTAATAACCTCGAATAATATTTTTTACATTATTCACAGCCAAAAAGATTTTACGCCTTTGATGAACGCTTTCCAGCGACTCGTCTTCCGCTGCAGTACCCACCATAATAAACCACATCGCATTGCGGTCTTGTTTTAAGTAATAAAATCTTATGTACTCCAAACCTTCATATTCATAAGAGGTTCGTAAATTATCTACTGGTAGTTCACTGGTACGGATTGACACTTCCTTTTTCTCATAGATCCTTGCCGCTAACTGCGCAAATTCTAAATCCATGTTCGTGTTCTGGTAGTTGTCGTACTTGAATTTCGGCAATGTGACCTCATCAAAAAACCCATCTATGATTGACCAGAACTTAAAATTGTGCGGTTTTAATTTTCCTCCGCTATTATGAACCATCACTATAAAAAAGCAATCGATGCTAAGGCCGCTATATACAAGCTCATTAGCCTGGATTCTTATTTTGATCGAATCCTTGATAGCATCGGACGGCTTTTTCCGTACAAATACAATCTTTAAAAGATCGACTAACTTTTCTCCTACTATATCCCAGCCCATTATTCACAATTAATATTTTAAGGTGCTACATCTTTATAAGTTGCTTTCTCATTTCCAATCCTGAGAGCATCCATGTAAAAAATCCTGTTCAGGTTTACCGGATAGCTACCACCATTCAACCCGAATTTAAAATAAGGTATACCGCTTGTGCTGGTTGTGATTGCTTTGCTGTAGTAGAGTTCTCCATCTATCCATACCTCAAGCAATCCCGGACTACCCCATTTGATATGCCATACAAAATCTGTCCATTTATTCGTAACTATTTTCTTTGCATTTGATACAAGGGAAGATGAACTACTACCACCCGATGGATTTGTTTTCAGGTCAAATGTCCCTTTGCCTGTCCACATACCGAGGACCATGCCGCCAGTATTGCTTTGTGGGTGCCACTGTGGTAGATGCTCGTTAGCTGAGAAAGCGTCCCACGGAGCTTTAAAATATATACTGTAGCCGTACCATACTTCTGGCAGGCTTTTAAAATTGGCAGTAGATTTTAATTCCACTCTTTCACCTGATGAAACAACAGGGTCAGTGCCTCTATGCTCCATTCTCACTGATCTCGTTCCTTCTCTTACTATATCTGTAGCTGATGTTACACTATAGCTGCAACACCATTGCTGTTCATTTGCATATAGTTTGCCGGGGTCTGGACGTTCAAAGCCATCTTCATAGACTATTCCCTGACGGGTGCCTGGATTAGGTGGAGGATCGGTTGGAGGAATCACAGGAGGCACCTCAACAACTTTTCTTTTGACTGTTGTATCTATCCATGAATTAGTATAGGTGATTGTTTTTGTCTCTGATCTTGGGGTTACATAAACCGTATTCCCTTCCTTGTCATATAATTCTATTACCTGATCGGGGGCGACTGTTTTTGAAAGGAGGCTTATATACTTTCCGGTATCCGATAAAAGAAAAGCAGGTCTTGAATCATTGTTTGAATAAGGGGTATCTTCCCTTTGTGCATTTTCATTGCAGGAAATAAATAAAGGCAAAAGAACTAATAATAATAAAAAGCGTTTCATATAATTGATTTTAGTTTCAGACATGTTTAAAGAACAAAAAAGTTAGTGCCGTTACTTTGCACGGTATAGCTTGCCCATTGAGCCGATATTACCTGCGTTGTCGCTCCGTCGATTGTTTCAGATCCATTCCCGTCGATAGTCACTGTATTAGCTGTAGCGTCTATCTTCTTTACTATGTATATTCTCCGGTTTGCTGTTCCTGCTGCCGGAAGTGTGATTGTTATATTGCCGCTGGTTGCATCTACCAAAACGACACAATGAGTTGCGTCAAGCGTAGTATTTGTAGAAACAGAAGTCACTGCATAGGCAAAACTTCCCTGAACGTCTACTGTTGAGGTTGATGGATTGGTGCCTCCGATTGTAAACCTTGAACCATCTGAAACAAAATTTGCATTATCGGTTAACCTTCCGTTTGTGGTAACAAAAGGCATTCTACCAGAAGTGAGCGCCGCATCATTTAATGTAAGCTCTTTCCTGGCTGCACTGGTTGTTATTGTGGCATAATATTTATCGGTCAAAAATTCTACCCCTCCGGCTTCTGCTGTTGTTAATAAAGTGCCAGAAGTAAATTTAAGTGGAGCCGTACCCGCTGTTGTGGTTCCCGCTGCAATATGAAGTCGGGCAGTAGGTGTGAATGATGATCCTCCAACTGATGTACCTACCGTAGCAACCATGTTTATCACATTGGTTGTATGGTTAATAAACTGAAAGGCTCCTGCTGTAGTAAGATCAAGGGCCCCAGCTGATGATGATATTGTACCACCTGCGCTGAATGTCATACCACCATAACCTATAGTAGTATTAGCAGATTGGTTATTGGCGAGCAGTGTCACAATGCCACTTCCTGCATTGTCGTTCACTCCCCGAATAATCATTGCATAATTACCTGTAAGAGTAGTTGCACCGTTAATATTTACTCTACCATCATTTGACCCGGTACCTGTAAATAGCGCCCAGTTAGCGGTAGTTGCACCCGAAGCAACAAAGGCTGCTGCAACGTTAGTTCCCGACGTTGCATTGGTATTGGTAACAGATGATCTTAATCCAGTAGCTGTAATTGCGTTTGTTCCATTGGCTCCTGATATGTCAATATTCACTCCTTCGTTATTTGCCGCAAGTGCTGTAGATGTAGAAACAATATTTAAGATGTTGCCACTGGTCATTGAACTGGTTGTCCAGCTATAAGAGGTACCGCTGGTCATTGAATTATTTGTAGTAGTCCAGTATGTTTCTGTATTGCTTCCATTTGCAAATGCAGATATTTCGCCATCGTTAAAAGTTAGTGATAAGCTTCCCGTTGGATCGGTAATATCATCCCATGCCGTTCCACCACCGCCCGCTGTTTCATCAGCCCATTCAGGAATACCACCAGCACTGGTTTTTAATACCTGTCCATTGGTTCCTATTCCCAGTCTAGCAGGTGTACCTGATCCACTGGAAGAGTAAATAATATCCCCCGTTGTAGTCATTGGGTTTGATAAACTAAGCGCAGACACTACAGCAATTAAACTATCAACCCTTCCTTTTGTATCCCAGTCATTAGTACCCAATGATCCATTTACATTATAACTATAACCTGATGGACTGATAGTTCTTATAATACCTTCTTTATCTACAGATGCTTTTCTCACACCATTGTTTTTCATATCCAGTATCACATACCCTGAAGGTGCTGCGCCACTCGACACATCATTATCAAGTGTAAGTGTGGCCGGGGTTCCTGAACCCGGCTGAAATCTTGTTATTTTAAAATCCGTCTGGAATGGCTGGAAAAAAGAAGTGCCAACCATGAATATTTTGGTATTCTCTATCTGGGAATAAATGTTATTTATCTGCCATCCGTTGCAGGTGAATAAGTTGGCGATAGCGCTTTTCATCCTGGTATCACTACCATAGATCCAGAAGTCTGGATTAGTAGGTCCGTTAACCCCGGATACCATAAAATCAGATATATTCTGCGTACCAATGCCATTAAATATAACTCTACCATCTATAACAATATTTGCATGTTGAATCTCTGAAAGATCTGCGCTTCTAATATTTCGTATCCATGAATTATCATACCCGGAAGGTGTAAGGACAAGTTCACCATCCTTGTTAATGGCCATATAGCTACTTATCTCTGTTGATCTTGATAAGGCTCCCACCTTGAAAGGCGGTATTCTTTTTAAACTATCTACAGCCGTTTGAATGAATTTATCAGCTATGACCTGCATTCCCTTAGCATTAAAGTGGACAGCATCAAAAGCATATTTGGTATTCCGGTCAAACCCTCCACCATTCCCCGCTTTAAGGAGTGTATTAGCATCGACGTACAGCCATCCATAATCCGTTGCTATTTGCTGCAAAGAATCTATCCATGCTGCGTTATCGTTGGGCATTGGCAGCGGTGAAATAAGAATGATCTTTTTACCTCTTACCAAAGCCGAATCTGATATCCGACGGTACCTTCCCATTGTCGTAGCTATAGGAACACCTGTATTGAGATCGTTGGTTATGTATTCCAGCACCAGGTCACCCCCGATGAAGTTCAGCCACTCATCAATTCTCAATATCATATCAGCCGTAGTTTCACCGCCTCCTGCATACATCATGTATGGGTTGCTGAACTGGTACATTGCTCTTACCGGCCACCTGTCAGCAGGATTACTTACACCAACGCCATTGGTAATGGATGTTCCCGAAAAGACATATAGCGGACGAGGAGCATCTATATAATAATCAAAAGCATTATAAAAAGAGAAGCTACCTGTAGCAGATATGACAACTCTTGAAACGTTTCCTATTGGTACAGAGGCTATGTCCAACTGCGTGGTTTGCCCAGTTCGCAGGTTGGTGACCCTGCCTCTTAACTTTCCGATATAGGACCAGAACTCAAAGAAATAAGTATCGTTGGCCAGGCCATCAAAATAGATGTTACCCCTGTTTGAAAAATCGGGAGTTGAGCTACCTGAATTGATCCCGTAATTGAGGTACATGCTGGAATCTTCCCCTGCAAACTGCATTTTCCTTGTAGAGGATGAACTTGATGTGTTCGGGATAAGAGCAATGTAGATCCGCTGAAGAGCATTTGTTTTTGCTTTGCTCCTGAAATACATCTGCGTATGCCAGTTTTCTCCACCTGTCCAGATCAAAGAAGTAAACTGAGTGGTACCATTTATTATAAGAGAATCTCCTGATGTAGATGTAGATGATCCTGTAACTGTCCAGTTAGTTGATGATAAAGTGCTCCACAAATGATGCAATCTTACACCGAGGCTGTCCTGTTTACCAACTGTAAGTGTGCCATTTCGGGTGGCAAATTCATTTTCATTGAGGTTTACATAGCGGTCTGCTGTAAGGACAGTATCAGCCTGACCAAATTTTGCACCCAGTGTACTTGCAGTGGATGAATCGATCAACCTCTTCCAGCCACCATCCAGCCACACTTTTAAGCCTTTGTCTGATCCGACCGTATCGGCAAATAAAGCTCCCGCTCTTACCCATTGTCCATTCTGCAGTGTAGCAAAAGGTCCTGCCGGTGCTCCAAATGAGCGTGGATATAAACTCAAATGGATATACCTGTCGTTTATGTTTGTATATCCTGGCACAACGGGCGCGGGTTGCGCGAAACTCAACAAACTTGCTAACAGTGAGAATGCTAAAAATATCTTTTTCATGTTTACTTATATAAAATATGAATGAATTCAGGAAGGACGTACCCGTTGTCGTCCATCACTTCATGATTAAATAACCTGTCCTCCGACCATTCCAGCCTACCCAGACCTACATTATGATAAACATTTGTTGCTGTGCCCGTAGGCTTTGCTTCAACCAAATATTCCCTTTGCCCGTTCCTTTTCACGCTCACTATATCTGCATAGGCCAATTTCCAATGCGCGACAAAAAAATTTCCTGCCGGGGCTTCTATGGTTAGTCTGTTTAGTGTCATGGTGCTTCCTGCCAGATTACATAAATTCTTGTTCCATCATTAAAAGGGTTATCTGCTCCAAAGTCAATTGTTGTTCCGTCATAAACGCATTTTCTTGAAAGGGAAACAACGTTATTGATATCATACTGGGTTCCCTCCCTGTCCACTTCGATAACATCCAGTCCTGTAAATGATCTGCCGTAATGACCCGGACCGCTGATCGCAAACTCTCCTTCAACTGTTTCCCACCAATCCCACTTAATATCACCAGGTATTATTCCTTCCCCGCTTTCATCGTCAATTGTACTAATAGCAAATCCTCCCGTTCCCTGGAATTCGATATCAGTCTCTGAAAAATCAGATGCACTTCCATTTACCTCAATATTCTCAACTATAAAAAATCCCTGTATCTGTTTACTGACCCCATCAAGATCAATAAACGTAAATCTCAGGTCCTGCTCAATACGCCTGACACCCTCCTGCAAAAAATATAAGGATGAAGCCGTAGTGTCTATCACAAGTGTCGTCAGCCCTGAAACACCCGCTGAGCAATCTGATATCCTGGCTTTCTTTTTTCTGAATAACCCTGCATTTACATCTGTCTTTAAAATAATCTCATTATTAAACCGGAAAGAGCAATTAGTAGCGCAACCTATAGCTATATAGCTTCCTGATATTTTTACTTCCAGCGTCACGTCTGTACCAAAAATTGCCGCGCTCATTCCGTTATATATTTAAACTCATGACCTGTATATACTTTGTTTGGCTCTCCTGAATTATGGACCTGTACCCAGAATCCTTCCCATTCACACAGGTGATAATCCATTTCGTAATGAAGAAGTTGGAATACCCTGTTATTGGTTTTTAAGTCAGGATCGGTGAAATAATATTTATGCAGGAGGTCAGGCATATCCCCGCTTTCATCATTCATATCCAGCCCGTCTATCTTCCCCTCAAAACGTATCATCAGCCGGTTGTACTGGTTGAATACCCAGAAGGCTTGCATTTCCCCGTATGGTTTGACGTAAGTATCATCCGGATAATCGGCATCCGGGAACGCAGACCCGTCATAGAATCCTTCTGTGAGGGAGAAAATGATCAGGTGAATAGAAACCGTTACTCCCGATTCCAGTACCGTATCGCCGTCTAAAATGACTGTGGTATTATCGATCAGGAAGGCATAGCTTACACTTACTATCTTATATTCGCCGTCATTTAAGCTACTACCAGAAATTTGTATCCTCATGCCTGCCCGGAATACGTTTCTGAAATCACCTGTCAACTGGAAGTTCTTAAACGTGGGTGCAAAATTTACCTCGCCGTTAAATATCTCAAGTCCGGTATCTTTTTTCAGCAAGGCCCCTTTTATCAGCGTATTAGGAGCGTCTGATATAGATATGTCATATTCTTTTTTAGGTTTCTGTGTACCTTCCTGCGTTACCTTATGCGTTTGGGATTTGTACTTCTGGTAAGATCCATTGATGAAAGGGATATGCGTAAAGGTTAATCCAGCATAGTATTTAAACACAGGGTTTGCCTGTCCCAGATATAGGCGTATAAATAACCTGCCTGACACGGGTACGGGTTTGCTTTCCGCTGAAAAGCTGATCCACTCTCTTGTATCAACATCGGTAATATTATCGTTTACTAATCCTGTCCACACGTTTGCATTGGCAGGGGTTACCTGTATCCATCCATTATCCCCCGATTGTGTGTCATAATCCCAGTCATATAAAAATCCGTCATCCCCTTCCAGCCGGATATGAGCGACTTCTGTTCTCACTGCCCCAAAGTCGCTGTCATAATGGTAGTTTATTCCGAAGTTGAATTTATCTTTTGCTCTTAGTGGTATTGCTTCTGATTTAAAGTAATGGGCAAACCCCGCAAGGTTTTGAATGACTAGGTAACGCTCTTTTTCGTAATTGAATTCAAATAGTTTTCTAAGCTTGCCTGTCGCTCCCACAGAAGGCGCTACATCTATTGATGAAGAAGTGCTACCCCTTTTTAGAAAGTCCCAGCATTCCAGCGTGTAATCAATAGTTTCTGAGGCCACGCCTGTAGGATCAGCGCCAGTACCCCGTGAAAAATCCCTGTTGCATGGTATCTCAGAAGGATAATTATAAGGAAATGTGGTAAGGATTGATTTAACCGGCTGCTCTGCGCCTGCCAGCATATCTTCATCCATGATCCCTAATGGTTCATTGACCCCGATATTTTTAGAGAAGTCTTTAGACATATATTCTATAAAGTTTCCCTCGCTGTCAAACCGTGCAAATGTCTGTGCAACGCCATACCTTATTTCATCTTCAAGTACTATCCAGTAATCGCCATCTGATTGCGTACAAAAAAGCCCAGGCCTTAATATTTTTCCAAGAGTAGTGCCACAGGATTCCGATAACCCTATTTCCTCCTCGAATGTCTTTGCATCGAGATAACAAAATTTATAAAAGTGCCCTTCACCAGTTGTATCGGAATTTAACGAGGACGCAGTTTTCTCCCTCGTATTCATATTTATATAGATGTCCCGCTCAATGCCTGTTTTTCTCAGGCACCAGCGGATATAATCCAGGATCGAATTTTCATTTGTAGGATTTTCGTCATCTTCGTTTACCAGAGGCTCGCTATCTAAAAATCCTAGCCCATCGGTAGCGATCAGTGTTATTACATTTGGGTTAGGTAAAAAATCTTCCTGTATATCTGCCACAGACAGCCAACCCCGGAATTTACATTTTGACTCCTCGAACTGTTCAACATAATAGCGGTTATCCCCACCAACTACAAATGTTTCCATGCCGATTGAATCGGTGCTATGGATATTTATTTCCAGCCGCTTACTTCTTCTCCATGTAAATTTATCTTCGTCATTATCTTCCACAGAAACTACCGCTGGCCTTTCAGCCATTTCCAGGGGGATGATCTCTGTAGGTTCGTCTACCTCACCACTTAATGCATCGTAGATATTTACAGTGATCAGTTTTTGATCTTCTGCATTACCTGAATCTACCTGCATGGAAAGGAACTCTCCGCGATATACTTTATTAAAGATCATCCTCCCAGCCTCCTTCTTTGTCGTGAATCCCGGGAATTTGAAAGTGATATATCACGACCTCTTACCCTTCCTGTTACTACTAATGGTTGAAAATTTGCATTACCCGCAATTCCGGCTAGCATTCCTTTTAATTTATCCAGTGGAGCCACTACTTCGGGGTTTGATCTGGATGTCCCACGGCCCTCACCTATAAGGCTGAGGGTAGGGCCAGATACTAAACCGCCTTTGGCAAACCCAAGGAAATTTTTAAAGAATCCTCCGAAGCCTTTTACCCCGCCGATACCTCCGGGGAATAATGCATTTAATACAGCCGCCTGGATAGCGGCCGCAATCAATTTTTGAATTAACTGGGCAACCGAATTTCCTATAGATTCAAAAAAAGCTTTCAATGGATTTTCACCTGCTTGTATAGCTGAGAATAAACTTTGAAATGCAGGAGTAAGCACACCGGTAATTGCATTAGCTGAAGCAATCGTCCTTTTTTGAAGGTCTGTTAATTCAGATTTAGCAGCATTCACACCCTCTATTTTTAATCCAACGCCAGAGGCGAGTGAAGCTCTTTGAACATCTTCCTTTCTAATATCGGTGAGAATTTTAGCCTGTATTCTAAAGGCTAAAGGAGAATTTTTAGTTAGTGTTTCAATGTTTTTTTCAAAATCGCTTTTTAACTGATCGTAAGTTTTTGTCGCCTGTTCCTCTGTTAATTTTTTAAACCCGGCTACAAATTTCTTTTCATCCAGGAACTTGAACTCAGGTCGTATCAGGATTGGTTTAAAATGGAATGCTGCAAACCCTTCTTCAACGAATTTTTTTGCATCTGAAATAAATTCCTTTGCCTTTTTAAATGTTACCTGAGTAGAATCTAAGGGATCAACTTCAAAGTGTACTGCAAACTGTGTATTTTTATCTAGAAAAGCAGCAAGTTGTTTTGCTTTTGTTATCGTATCATCAATAAACTTATCATTTAGCTTTTTGATCCTTTCATTCTTTTTTATTTGTACTTCGATTTCTCCTTTGGAATTTTCCTCAAACGCTTTTAATCTCTGATTCTGAAGCCCTTCAATTTTTGTGGCACTCTCTTTTATCTCTCTTAACACTTTCTTATCTGACTCCTTTAGATCATCAATCAGGTTATCCGGAATATCAAGATCAACATTAAACGTCTGTAGCAACTCCCTTGCATTTTTTCCTAATGTATTGCTTGCATTGCTTCTTAATTGACCAATCCTTTCATTTAATTGGTCAATTTGAGAGTTGGCTAAATTGATTATCTCGTCATTCTTTTTCTTGTCAATATTGAAGTTTAATAGATCTGTTTTAACAGAGTCACCGAACTTTAATTTATTTTTTAGCTTGTCAATATCAGCGCCAAAGTCTAATGATTCTTCAAACTCTTTTAACCCCTGTTTGATACTATTAATTTCAATTGCAAACTTTGTTGCAGCTACTGCCGACTGATCTAAGCCAGATGAGAATTTAAACAAGGATACAACACCTTCGGATAGCAGGCCAATTAAACCAGCAATACCAATCCCAGGTAATATATTGGCAACTAGCCTCAATGCAGAAAATGATTTTTGAGCCCCTGCTGTAAAGGCCCCGAACCCGGTAGCTGATTTAGTAACAGCATTACCCAGAGAATCAAATCCTGTTGTACCAGCTCTTTTAACCCTTTCAATTTCACTTGTCAGCTCTCTTATTTCGGTATTGAGTACGGCAATCTTCCCAATATCTTTTTCTGTAACAAGAAAAGATTGTTTTGCCAGTAGCTTTGCCCGTAGAGTTTCGATGGTATCGCCCAATTTGGAAACTGCCTGTATAGCTGGCGCTGCCGCTTTTGGAATATTTTGAATGGCAGGAATCGATTTATTTAATCCACTCCCCAATGCTGTTCCCGCTTTTTTTCCTTCACTCGTAGCGGTAGCGGTGAGGCTCTTCATAGCCCTTTCTGCTTCCTTTACATCGGCACCTACTATTATTTTAAGTCCTTCTGGCATCGATGATTTCTTTTACTTTTAGTTCATCTGATTTTTGCTGCTCCTGGTCCTTGAATTGTTTCAGCAAGGCAAGCGCTCTATCTCTCTGTGATGATTTTTCAATTTGATCAGCAACCGGCCAAAACTTATCAAACTTTCTTGCGATTTCTTTTCCACCGAATCCAGAACAACTGATGATCATCGTTGCCCTTCTCAGTAGATCATGGTAAAATTTATCCCTGTCTCTCAGTCCTTCAATTGTCAGTGTTACCTCCCGGTAAGACATTTTTAAAAGCTCCCATGGCTTTATTCCTGCTTCTCCGTAGAGGATTCGTTCGATGGTGTCAAAGTCTGTTCGTTCTGGCTCTCCTGACTTTTTTTTTGAGTTTTTTCTACCAGCCTTTTTATAGCTATGCTACCGGCCCATACCGTCAGCACTTCTGATAATTCGTTGGATAGTTCGCCTTCTACTCTTTGCTCTACCCATTCATAGAACTTTTCAAAAATGATCTCAGGCTTAATTTCTTTTACTGCACATTCATTTTCATAGGCGAACTGAACGAGTTTTGCAATGCCTATTTCTGAGAGGGTTGTATTTTCCTGGTTGCCTTCCTTATCTTTCGATCCTTCAAAAAAGTCTTTATTTTCCACCCCTGCTTCCGTAAACCATCTTACACACGGATAGCCAAAGCGAAGGCCAATTTGCTGGCCTTCTATTGTTATAGTTGTATAGCTCATAAATTATGATTCATCAAAGTCGTCAAGTGTACCTGTTCCGGAAAGCGTGAGTGAATAGGAAAGAATGCCATCTGCACTTGCTCCCGCTGTTGAGGAAAGGGTAGTAAAATACCCGTTACCCTTATTGTAAATACCTTCAGCATCAGATAGTCCATTTGCAGCATCAGCCTCGCTTTGATAAAGGAATTGAACCTTTGTTTTTGCCAGCATCAAATCCTTGATCTTTTTGTAATCGGCTTCTGTTGCGGTGGGATTTGCATTCTGCACAGCATTTACCTGCGCATTGAATTTTGTTGTTCCGGGATTGGTGATAACTCCGCAGTTTGTTTCCCGCTCTGCTACATCCTGCGTGATCTCAAAGGTTGAATCCTCGACGCAAACAATATTCAGCCATGTTGCAGAAGGCCAAACCCGGTATTTAAGGGTGACAAGTGATCCGTTTACTTTTACCATGACACTATTTTTTAAAGAGTTAAAAGAGTTTATGTCTGAAGGACCGTATGCAAGTACCTTGCAACTATCCTGTTTATTTTTGGAAATGAACCGTTATCTTCCGCTAATACTGTTTCCGTCTGCTTTGTTACTTTTACCACTTGCATACCTGTTTGAACAGGTAAACCGTTCCTGGAAGGATCCGGAAAGATCAATTGATCAACTTCTATCATCATATCACACGCAACCGCATCATCAATTTTATTTTCAAACCTTGTTATTGCTTCAATAATAACAACCGGGTTATTAACAAAAGAGCTATTGGTATTCCGGGTTGTATTACTTTCAATCCTTATTAAAAAATAATGTCCCGTCTCTGCACTGTCAGCATCTGTCCTGTACACCGGTTTTGATACTACACCATCCAGCATTTCAAACCACGCCTTTAATATTAATCTCCCGTAGTTGATCATATCGTAGTTATATTAGGTCTGCTAATTCCTCCGGGAAGTATTACCGATACTTTTGTTTCTCGCTGCAATGCCGTCTGCATTCGCTTTACCATATCTAGCCAAACCACGTCTCCCTGTTTAAAAAAGAAAGGATGTGGGTTGATGCCGTTTTTTAGAATGCTCATTGCAATCGGCCACGCTGCCTTATAATCTTCTGCCAATTGGTTGATCTTGTTTCCGGTCCTGCGTTGGGTCTTTACGCTATAAGTACCTGTAATTCCTTTTCTTTTTACCCACCTGACGATCATTCTTAACAACTCCTGGAAGTCGCCGCTTTTATACCCTTTGAACTGCGCCGCTATTTCTTCGGTTCCGGGAATTGGCTGATACTTACCCTTTGTGCCGAACTCCATGAATGGAGCATAGAACTTTTGTGCTACTATTTCAACCGCTATCAAAGAACCTGCTAACGTATGGGTATCGGATTGCTTAAAGCTTATCGACCCTCTTAAAGCGCCCTGGTCAACGGGAGCGTCCCTCACAGCCCCTGCTACCCAATCCTGCCCCGCTTCCTGCACTTCCTTTTCACACACTTCCCTGACTTTTTCTGAAGCAGTGGTGATCTGTTTTTGTAGAGCGCCTATCCCTGTTACCTTTACATTGAATCTCATGCTGATGCTGTTATGATCCAGTAAAAGGATTTTTCATTTTCTCTTATCACGCTGCTGACGGTCCAGTCTTTTGAATCATACCTTATTTTCCAATCGACACCGGGATGTTTATCATACCGGAACCTTACTTTGAACCTCTTTGTTTCTGAAATACCCGTCTGTCCATTTGCATAATCACGGGATTGATTCACACTTGTTACTTCTGCCCATGTGTTCGTCGGTGTTCCGGCTTCGCTGTTCCAGTTTCCTTCCGGTCCTTTAGAGGAAGTGAGCTGGATAAGCTGTATTTGTTTTCGTTCACCTATTCCCATTATCCAAAGGCATTGCCCCGTTTAAAAGGGTTAGCAAGAGATACTGCTGTTTTACACATTCCTTCATCCTCTGTTTCGTCGCCCCTATGTTCATACCTGTAGGCTACTTCTGCCATGATCGCCTGTTTTAATCCCTTTGGTAATGTTGCATACCCGGCTTCATAGGTTAGTACCATATGTTCCAGCAAAGGTTCTTTCAGGTCCGGGAATTTTGAACCAACAAGTTTAATACTATCGGCTACTATTTCGACCCCTTCAGAATCTACCCCTGATACGTCACCTGTCACTGGTCCTGCCGGCAGAGATACCATACCACACAAGTTTGTTACAACAGTCTCAATTGTTTTTGGTATTAGCGAACACCCGGTATAAATTTCTAACCGCTGTCTAGCGGCTGTGATCATCGCCTCAATGAGCGTATCATCAAAATCGAAGTCACCTGTATTATCCGATTCGCCTGAAATGCCATACGTAATATCTACCGCTACATTATCTCCATCTTCGGCGAATGTGATCGTTCCCAATGCAGCATTAAAAACAAATTGCCTTGAGCCTGGTGTTCCTGTAGTTTGACTGTAGCCTAATCCTTCACGAACTACGCTTGTTATTACTACACCTTCGGCTTGCAGTAATGGATCTTGTACAATTTTTCCCGAAACAAGTGTTTTAGGAATAGGTTCCTGCAATGAAAGTCCTGCACCATTGATGGGTCCACCTTCAAGCCGCAAATAGGATTTCATTTCAGCAAGAGTGACGGGCTCTGTAGGCTCGCCACTCTCATCTGAAATATCTTCCACCGAATGAATTAAGTTGTAACTCACGCCACTCCTGGCTGGCCAACGGTCCTCATTGCGGGTATAGTCCATTAGCTGCCTGCTGAACCAACTACAAAGAATGTTGAACCAAATACAGGGAATGCCACCGTTTCCTCGATACGGATAGTGATCTTGTTCTCGCGAACATTGGTACCGTCCTGCTCGAAGAATTCAATACGCATACCTTCCTGGATAAGAAGTTGCGCACCCATCTGCCAGTCACCGATGATATACTGGTCAGCGATCATGCCTGTAGACATGAATACAGGAACACCGGAAATACGAAGCACACCGCCGTCAAATGTGAAATTCTTTGGCAGGTCATATTCTCCTGATGTTGTTGCTTTATGTTTAAAGAAGCTATAGTAATCGACCGGGCGAAGTAAAATGCCGGTTGCGCTGCGGTCATAAGTATCTTCCAGCTGAGCAAGCCCATCGATGAGCTGCTCACCTAAGAATGAGCTTGTAGTTGTAGCGGCAGTAAAATTGCCAGACCGCATGATACCTTTGATATTTGGTGTCACGCCATCACCGTTGAGTAATTGGGTATCTTCTACACGCAAAAGTTTTTCCGGCAGCCTTGCATTCAGGAATGATAAAAACCCCTGAATGTTGTTCATGGCTTTTCGTGTGACTCTCATCCAACCGGCAATAGTTTCAATCTTCACTGAACTTTCTACCAGGTCAATATCGATTTGCGGTTTTGTGTTTCCTTCCGCTGTAGGAGCGATTGCGCCTTCGCCATCACCGTTTTCTTTCATGAAAACAAACTCGGTACCCTGCCCAATAGTGCCATTAGGTACTAATTGGCGAATATGTACTTTCCTTGGAGGGGTTTGAACAATTGCAGGAGAAAGTACCTGAAGACCTCGTGAGCCTCCTGTATAGTTGGCAGATACAGATACGTCACCTACTGTTTTTAGTTCAATTGAAAATTTCTTTTCACGATCCTTGTGGTTCGTGGCCATCATTTCAATATTCTTGAAGTTATCTCCTTCATTGAATGCGGTCATTATTGCTTCGCCAAGAGTTGGAAGGTCTTCCCTTTTTGGCTTGGCTGATTTGAGGGCTTTAATATCAGAGAGAGCGTTGTTTAATGCTTCCTGGTTTGCCTTATCGGCTTCGTCTTTTGTTACCTGAGCAGCTTTAAAATCAGCAACTTCCTGCTTTGCAGTTTCTGCAGCGGATTTAGCTTCTTCCAGTTGTTGTTTTAATGCGGGGAGATCCTTAACAGCATCACTAATTTTTGCTTCAATTGATTTGATCTGTTCAAGAACGGCTGCTTTTGCCTTTGCATCGGCGATTGATTCCACAGAAGATTTGAGTGTATCAAGCTCTTGCTTCAATTGTTCGGGAGTCATTGCGAGTAGAGTTTAAAGAGTTATTAAATGTTTTAAAAACATCTAACAAGTTTTCTTTAATCGGCTCTACTGCTTTCGCGGCGGGTTGAGTGATTTCTTGGAAAATCTGTTGGAGTCTGTCTGTAAGCTGTGTCATCTTCATTTCAACCAGTTCAAAGGATTGATCAGAGAGATGACCAGACTTGAAGAGCTTAGCAAAGCTATCAAGTTCTGTTTTTATTTTCAAAAATTCTTTTTCAGATTCTTCTTTGGTGAGGGATTTGCCCACAGATAGAGTAGGGGTAAATTCATTTGCTCCCCACAAAACTGCTGATCCTTCATAAAGCTGCACCTCTTTGATTACCGTATAACGCTTGGCCCAGTCATCATCATTGAATACTTCCCGTTTAATTGTTGAAAAACCGATTGAGTGCTGGTTAATAGTGCCGGTTTTATAAAATTCAAGTACGTCATTCCCCCATGTAGTATTTGGAATATCAGTAATTGAGACGAGAAAATCATTCTCTACAAAAACATCTGTAGGTTTGCCCACCGCATCTTTCAAAGAAGGTTTATGGTCTGTCAGGTGCCAGATAAGATTTTTAGCTTTGGGTCCCCGTTCCTTGATCGTTTTATCAAAACCTGTTTTCTCGATAATATCCTTATCAAAATCAAGGATGCCCACTCTATTCCAGGCTGTTTTCACACGACGACTTTTATCATCTACATCTAAAACGCCTCCGTCAAGAGTCTTGATTTCAAACTGTTTCATGCTAAAGATTTAAGCTTAGCATGGCAATAGAATCTGAAAAACGTGTGGAGAATTGGGTTCTACGTGCCATACAAATGATTTAGATTTGTGACACGGAAAGGCTCCGAAAGATATTTAGACAGTCTGCTGAGAACAGGCTGTTTTTTATTTATAACCCACCTTAATAATCCAGTATAAAGCTAACTCATTTTTCAACAATCAATAGCTTCCCTTCAGAAATTTTTCTTCTCCTTACAATTTCAATGCAGGTATGAGCATTTATAAAAGTTCTGTAATTGATCGCCGCAAGCTTTAAATAGCTGATAAAATTCTTTTCTGTATTACAAATAGTTTTAGTCAGTTCGCCATTTGTATAATCATACACAACCAGCTCTGCGGGATCAAAAATAATCGTCCCGTAATCTGATTTTAATCCGAATCCTGTTTTAGTTGCCAGACAATCCAGCACTCTACTTAAAGGAGGAAAGTTTATCAATCCGATATTAACATCAAGGGACGGCATTGGCAGCGGCCTGTTCAGCATCTCTATTTGTTTTTCTATCTTGTTCATATACTGATCGTTTGGCGCTGTGGTAATTGTCTTGGAAATATTACGGCAGTTGATCTTCGCTTAGGTATTAAATTTCCCTCTTTGTCACGCTTCGCGGTATAAATAACCAAGCATCTGCAAAAAACGGTACTGGCAGCGCTAGCGTTTATATCTCCCGGAAATTCAAGTCTATCACCGTTAATAGAATCGTGAAATAGGTCATCTGCATCTATTATTGTACCACCTAATTTAGCATGGTTCGCATGGTCTTTCGGCTTCTTCCCTCTTACTCGGTTATCGCCTGCGTCTACCCATTCCTTACGTTGTTCATAGGCAAAAGTTTCGCTGTTCGCCCTTGCGCCAACATTTGCCGCCCTGTTAACTTCAGTTCTTACAACTCGTGCAGCCTGATAACGTTCTCCGGGCCAATTTTCTATTTTATCAATCGTTTGGTCTATGCTCCAACCCTCTGTAGTTGCTACGGAAAGAATAGCCAGTAATGAATCTCTTGTTGTAACAGCTACGTGGTAAGTAATTTTTTCTAAGAGGAATTTTCTGAGATATCCAAGTATATAATTTGTCCAGACCTGATTAAAACCGAATCCTTTTGTTTCGATAGGGAAGGAGTAAGATTTTTTTCCGGTATCACTGAGCATTCGGGAATAATTCAACCGGGCATGAGCAAGTCCCACTTTTTTGTAAAGTTCCTCGATAACTTTTGTCAGCTTTTCATTTCCGATGGAGTTGTGTAAATGTTGTTTTGCCGCTTCAATGCCACTGCTTTTTAACACGGCAACCACCTCTTTTTGCTTTGACTGAATAGCTTTACGGACCCTCGGAAAGTAAACCTTTTCCTGCTGGCTGTTTACCCTTTCATATTGCGCTATGACCTCAGCGTTTGTCATCCTTCTTAATAATAGTGTTGACAAATTTTACTGCGTTATCCATTTCTTTTTTATTGATATGAATAACCTTTGCAGGCTTATCATAGAAAAGCCCTATTCTGCCATTACGCATTTCTATCTTAGGGTTTATTTCCATATTCTACCTTTTCTCTTGATTGACCTTCAACCAGTTTCTTTGCGAAATTGAATCGTAGCTTAGCCATATCTGATTTTTCAACAGGACATTTTTTCTCTGCTTTACTCACAGGGAATTTATCATAAACCTGCTTATGGATATGCGGGTCTTGCAATAACTGTTTTAATTCTAAAAGACTTTTACGATTCATCGAACATGTTTAAAGCGTCATCAACAGGGTTCAATAACCATTCCGAAAGTGGCTGACCAGCGTTTAGAGAAATCCATGGTTCATCGAATATTGGATTATCAATTCTTTCAAGGTTGAGTAGTTCCATAGCCCTGTTAGGAGGCAGGCCCCTGTTCATTAGCTTATCCAGCCATTCAACCATCTTAGCGGTATCCTGCTGTAGCTCAGTATAAACAGACGCATCATAATCAGCAATCAATCCCTTACCCTTTAGTCCCCAATCCTTTTGCAGTTTACGGTTCAGGTTATCGCGGAAAGAGGTGAGGGCAGGAATAGCGCAGCGTGTTGTAAGTGACCTCTCCGCTTCTTCCTGGTTGGCATAAGTTTTATTATCTGGGTCATTGAGTAATTGAGATTGAACGCCCCATACATTACACAGGCGGCGAAGATTCCATTTCTCGTTCTCGATCTGCTGCATTTCTTCTGCCGTGAGCCCGATTGGTAGCCATCCCATATCATAGCCAGATAGACCCATTTTCCCCGTTTGCTGTGGCCCCGACCATTCATTGATCATTGTCTTTTTCAGGTTCTTTACTTCGGTCACAAGGTCATCGCCATTTGATTGGCCCGGCACACCTTTCATGTGAAGAATACCGCTGATACCCTGATTCTGAAATCTACTGGCAGATGAATCAAGTGAACTATTATCCCTGTTCAATATTTTCAATGACGCTTTTAAAGGCGCAACCCCGTATAGCTGCTGCCCGTTAATATTCCAGTTTGGGTTCCAGTATTTTTCATGCATGATCTCTTCAGGAAGAAATCTTCGGGTAGACCATAGGGAAATCTTATACCCGGTAATTATTGTCGGGAAAGAATCAGTAGCTTCTATCTCTCCGTATTGGGCAGGAAGGTTGATTAATTTATTAGGAAGCCCTTTATCTGCTCCCGCTTCCAGTATATCAGCATAAATATATTTGTTGCCTACTGAAAGCTTATACCCACACCCGTTTGCCACGAAGTCACTCATCGTTTCGTCGTCGTTAGGATATTTAAGCAACTCGCCCATTCTGCCCGGGTCTTTAACTGGTTCTATAGCCTTGTGTCTTAGATCACGAATTTTTCGGTAATCATCAGCAAACCACAGGCTTTTACGCTGCATACCCTGGTAGGCTTTCATGGCTGATTCATCTTTGATCTTATATAATCCCCATGGAGAAACACGGATCTTATCCATGATCAGGCTCAATATCGAATAAACGATATCATTGATATCATAGCCGTTTTTTAAGTAGTTGACGGGGTTGTCAGAGATAGAAACGAGCCTTCCGTTAATGATCTGGAACTGCGTACCCGAGAAGGGGGTTTGGATTTGCCTTTCAGCTTTAGTCTGAAGGGATTTGCTTAGTAGGCTCATTGATATATTTTTGAGTGGCTAATGCCATTGTTTCAAAAGATTTATGAATAACCTTTATTATTTCTACTATCATGTCTATAAGCCATTCGATGATCAGTAGTAATATGTATGGTATATAAAGGGACTTACGCATTCTTAATTTTTAAAGCATCGTAACAGCTTTGACAAAGTACGGTACTGGTTGGAATGGTTTCTGTGTTGGTTCCGGCTTTTATCTCAACCGATAAAACATACTTGGCAGATACGATCATTGTTTGACATCCGGTACAGGTTGAAGCATCAGGATTTTCTTTTACCCAAAATTGCTTCGTTGATATTCCTGTCATACGCTATCCGCAGTTAATACAAATCTTGGTTTAAGCTCAAACCATATTCTCATTAAAATTGCATCCCAAAAATCCGGAGACCGACCGATATTTGCTTTTACTTTATCCTTTGGGATAAGACCCTTTTTCATATCGCTGTCTAATTTCTTTTGTTTCACCTGCTCAAACTCTTCGATGATAAGGTCTTTCATCCAATCTTCACATTCCAAATATAAACCATTATTATTGATAATTTCGGCAACCCGAAATCCGCACTGTGACTTCAGACTATCAAAACTTTCTTTTACCGGTTTGCCATCGGCGTCGGTTGAGTTTCTGGGATCGGGTAATGGGCTGGATCCATTCATAAACCCCTTAAATCCTCCAAAATCCTGGACACCTGAACCCATCCCGTCACTATCTACGATTACATCTGATTTGCCGCAACAATTGCGTATCCTTGCGGCCTCAATATTAGCTGTACTATCATTGATTAGTTTTTTCTCGAAAGCGGTAACCTTGCCCCTCATTCCATCCCACTCAATTATTACAATTCTATCACCACCTAATCTTGCTATATCTGCCGTAACATATTTTCTTCCCCGCGCAACATGGAGATTACTAAATACATCATTGGCCTTATCAATGTCAATTAATGCTGCCGGGTCATCGTCATATTCAAAGTTTCCTTCTATTAGACGCTCGATCAGTTGCTTATCTTTAGTTGCTTGAATAGTCTTGATCCATTCATCAACTTCTGGTGAAGGGTTGTCAGAAGGCAGGGCTTTCACAAATTTATACTCAGTCGGTAATTTCTTTTCTTTCCATGGCTTATAATACCTTGAGTACACATGGGTCTTACTCGGGTTGAATCCTTCACAGATTTTTGCCTTTAGTTTATACTCATGATTCCTGCGCCTGCCTATTCTTGAAGCAAGAGTTACTATCGCCTGCCTGTTAACCTCTCCTGACTCATCGACACATCCGCCAGTAAATTCATAACCGCCAAGCCATTGGTACAAATGATCAGAAGGTGCAAATTTTAAATCTAATAGAAATATCTCAGAGCCGTTACTAAACTGCACTACATTGGATTGGCCATTAAATTTATAATCTCTGCCCGCCCGGATATTTGATTCATTGAATACTTTGTAAAGCGTTTTAAGAGTCGTGTCTTTCAAAACAGTAAGCGTCTCTCTTCCTAAAAACCAACCCGTTCCGGGATAGGTTATACTATTCATAGTAAGCCAATGACATTCTAAATATGATTTACCGCTGTTTCCAGACCCTCCATATCCAACAAATGTAGTTTCTGTATCATTCAGATAACCCCATGCTTCATCCTGTTTAATAGAGGGACGAAAATTTATTTCAATGCCCTTATTTTTCATATTTACACTTGTCCGGGAATAGCTCATCAAGCACTTTGACCATATCCTTATTCATGCTAAAATGACCGGTAGAGAAATAATCTTTTCCCTGAATAAATGATTTGATTATAGGGTAGGGTAACCTTCCATTCAATTTACAATCTGACACCAGTTCTCCGCCAATGCCAGCGAAATTACCGTACATGGTTTTAGGGATCAGGTCCCTTGTCCAGTGTGTTTCTACCGCCTGCTTGAACTTTTCCCCGTTTATTATCATGGGAGTGTGACCACCGTAATAATATCCATCAGGGAAAGCAGCGAGCGTGTTTTGCATGATGCCTTTAAATCTTCCTTCTCTTCTTTTTGAAAGTGCATTGCTAAGGGTATCACAGTAAACTGGCTTTATCTTATTGCTGTTGAGTTTGTAAATATCATCCTGCCATAGAATAAAGTCTTTGGAAAGCCTTGGAATAGCCATCAATATTTTGCGGGTTACGTCAAATTCTGGTCTGCCCAGCACATATTCTACGCTTATTTTATCCCCTTTATACCACTCGGGAGTATCGCCTACCAGTAATAGCTTATCATGCTCCTGGTACTTACAAATACTGCGTAGTGCATAACGCAACTCGTTTGCTTCTGAGTGTATGTATGGTATGACTATATCCATGAGTCAATAATTTTTAGTCCTTCTTCGATTGAAACAAGGTTGAGAAATTCATGTCTTTTAATGTTGAACATGTACCACGAAGGCCATAGTTCACTAAATATAAGTGGCGATACTTCTGATTTTTTAATTACACAACATCCGTAGTCAAAATCTATGGTGAACTTCTTTCCGCCTATTCTTGATACAGTTTTATAGACATCCCCGCACCACACTTTTGCATCCCTTGGTATATGTGTCATATCCTCTCTTTCAGGATTGCAATCATGGACCACAATAACACCTTTTTCACTGAGAAATTTATAAGCATTTTCAATATCCCGTTTTACCTGCTTTGCTTCATGTAAACCATCAATAAATATCAAATCAAACAAGGCCGGGTTTTTATTAAAAAATTCATCACTGGTAATTTTGTGTGATGCTGCGCTTTGCAAATCGGAATCAACACCAATCTTTATTGCGCAATCAATCTGAATATAGTTCTTCCCATTGCTAACGCCGATTTCCAGGTAGGTTTGAGCTCCAATCTTCTTGGCTATATAATTCAATAAATCGGTATGGTTGTTCATCTGTTGTGGTAATGCTTTGAGTAAATAAATTCCTGCCTCACCCTGTAATCGTAATCAAAATAATTAACTATCGGCATCTTCCAGGCTGCATAAGCAAATCCTATTTGATCTCTAATGCTGCCTGATAAAACCTGCTTCCACCATAGATCGCAGAACTCTTTTGTTTGTTCTGAGTTATTCCTTAGTAAAATACCCGATGATATAAGGCCATTCTTTTCCGGCAACCCTTCGTCCCTGTATCTTTCCATTTGTTTTACTACATCAGTCCCGCCTAATTTTCTTTTCATGCAAGCCCACGCCTCCTTATACATACAGTTTCTTACAGGATGATTAATGGCTGTAAAAGGTGCTTTAAAGTGTTCGTTCCAGAAATCATCTAGGTTGCAATTGATTTGAAAGGAGGCATCGATCCAGATAGATTGATCTCCCTCTTGTTTCATTATCTTAAACCAGCGAGCTACTGATCTAGCGTCTTCTGTTTTCTCTTTGTATTGAGATTGAATTATTGCCCAATTTATAGATTCAATTTCCTGATCGGTAAAGCATATATACTTCCATCCCGGCGTTATAAACGTTGGTTCCTTCAACTCTTCATAGTTGCCGAATAATGCTGTAAAAATAATTTTATCTTTCATTGAATCCGAGCTTTGCCCAAGGTCTCCAATCCTCAGGATTTTTTATACTTAAAAGGCTGTAATCAAAACCACAGATTTTTTGCCAATGCTCAATCATTTCATCCATCATACTTTCAAAGCTGTAATCTGGCTTCCAACCTAACGCTCTGACTCGAGAGCTATCACCTTTCAGATAGGGTAATTCGGTTGGCCTTTCAAAACCTTTGTCATGGGTCACATGGCTTGTAATATTTAACCCCAGCTTATTAAAAACATAAATCACCACATCTTCAATGCTATGGGTTTCCCCCGAGGCTACCACATAATTATCCGGTTTCTCTTGCTGCATTATCAGGTGCATGGCTCGTACGTAATCTTTACTATGACCAAAATCACGGTAAGCGTTGATGTTGCCAAGCTCCAAAGTGTCCTGTAGACCTTTACTAATCCTCACAGCTGCCTTGACTATCTTTTGCTCTACAAATGCCTCACCCCTTCGTGGCCCTGAATGATTAAACAGAATGCCATTACAGGCATGCAGCCCATAGCTATTTCTGTAATTATTTACCATGTGATAGGAAAACAACTTTGAAACTCCATAAGGGCTAACAGGGTGCATGGGTGTTGTTTCCCGCTGGTATCCGTCTTCGTCTACGCTATCGCCAAACATTTCACTGCTCGATGCCTGGTAGAATTTAGCCTGTGGGCAACACCTGCGGTAGGCTTCAAGGATATTAAGAACTCCAATGCTGTTAACCTGACAGGAGAATTGAGGTATATCAAAACTTACTCTTACATGAGATTGGGCAGCGAGGTTGTATATTTCATCAGGCTGAATCTGGGTCAACAATCTTTCAATGCTGCTTTGGTCGAGCAAGTCACCGTAATAGGTTTTAACCGGCAGGTGTGCTATGCGTATATCCTGCGATTCACTGATAGAGTGGCGGCGAATAATTCCATGCACCTCGTATCCTAATGATAAAAGATATTCGGATAAGTAACTGCCATCTTGGCCCGAGATTCCTGTAAGAAATGCTTTTTTCATATTGACTCTATTATGAAAGGCGGCCTTACGCCTCCTGATCTATAAACACCTATTTCAAGTGCTCTTGTTATTCTTTCTGATGCGCCCAATGTTTGATCCATCACATCGAGCGCGCCAAGCGCATAAGATTCTGCACAACCTACAGCGTCATAAGGCTTTTCGCCTTCAGCTACCTGATAATCTCCCTGAATAGTAAAGAGCCTCCCTTTGTATCCGACTAAAAAGAAACCGCCGCTTTCTACCTCATTGTCTCTCCGGGCAAACCCTCCGTTTTTAAATACATTCCTTAATTCGTTTACAAAAGAGGTGCACATATATTCGTAAACATCTTGATTATCATATCTTTTGGGCAGGTTAAATGAAAAACGGATAAGTTGAATCATACGGAAAGATGATGTACAGCCAATCACAAAGTCTCCTTTCTTAAAAACTTTTGCATCTTTCCTTGTCGTAATATCCAACCCGGCAACACCTGCCGAATCTGCCCCTATGTAAACCTTTTCTTTATCAATTATTCCCACTATTAAAGTCATGTCGTTGTTTTAAATATTCAGAATTTTACGTAAATCAGGATAATTCTGCCAGCCAGCGGAGTCGCCGCTAAATTTTATTTGATCCATCAATAGTATTCCTCTTGCTGCGTCTTCCGGTGTCATGTAGTAGTGCCAGCCATTCATTTTAACGTGGCCCGGCTGATCGTAAGCTGTGTTTAAATCCCTGCCATCGTAGCCTGCAAGACGAAGCCATTCTGCGGCTTCTTTAACATCAGTGAGAATCACCCCCCCTCGTCCTATAGGAATAGGTTTTTTGATCTGGAAGGATAGACATTGCAGTGAGTTGTTGCCTACATACATATTCTTTATCCACCTTACAGCACCATCTACAACGGCTGTAGGAGATAAATGGTAGACCCCTTCCCAGTTGATTTCATCAAACCTCACCGAAAACCCCATTTGTTTCAGCATCCAATAAATAGAGACATAAGTGTTTGCTGGAATGTAAATAGTTGATCGGGTAGATAACTCTCCTTTATTGATAAGGTAACGTAATGACAGTTCTATTGCATGGGTGCAACAGTCAACAGCCACGGCGAATTTACTCCCGGCAAATGCGGCTACTTTGTTTTCAAACAAGGCTACAACTTCACGTGGATCTGAAAACTCATAGCCTTTCTCTTTCAACTGTTTTAATTCTGGTCGCTGAAGGTGTTCGGGTATATTTCCGATCGGCCAAGGGTTATATGTTACTTTATCTACCATGTAATGATATAATTTGTTTCTCTTTCGCCTTCAATATCCGGGCTTATGTTGAATGAGGGGAATTTATCTTTGATCTCCTGCATTGCATTTATCTGTCCGTTACAGGTGATATATCCGTGTTTTGAGTGTAAGAGAATCTTTCTTACGTATTCTGTCAGCAAAGGTTCTGTGATCTCAGAAAGGGCGTAGTTGGAAATTACGAGGTCGTACCCTAATGGAGCCGCTGAATAAAGAATGCCGGTAGCAGACATATTGAATTTTCCCAAATACTTCATTTGTAGATTAACTACATCTGGATGATCGTACAAGTGATAATCAACCCTATATTTATCCTGTATGATCTTTGATTGACCTCCATACCCGCCACCAATCTCTGCAATTCTAAATCCGCCTAATGAACCAAACAATTTTTCCAACCGGCTAAGTACGTAGATATATTGCAAGGTGGTGGGGGACATTAAATATCCCGAATATGGAAACATTTCGGGTGATCCGTACACATCATTCGTCATAAATTTAATAACATCGTACTCGCCCGGTATTTTGTACATGTAAATCTCGCCTTGCCTTTGGCTTGTATGCTCCAATATCTTCCTGTACGCCGGCAGTGACTTAAACACTGCAAAGACTTCATCATCTTCTACAGCACGCCTGCATACATCCAGGTAAGGGTTCATTATATCTTCGCGTATCCAGTTCATTTTGTTGCCTCAACGTTTAATGACATCAGCCTGCCGTTTTTTTTGTCCATGTGGGGTAAGTAGGCTTGTGAATGATCGTCGAATTGGGCATGGTCAGTTTGCTCCCAATTGTAACGGCGAACATCTTTAAACCCGGCTGCTTCTAGTACTTTCTTCAGGCTATCGAAATCGTAAATTGTTTTATGGTAGATAATTTGGTCATTCAATTTCATTTTACCGTAGAGCATTCCTAATAAACAGTCGAGATTATTTGAGCATTCGTACTCATCCCAAATAGATTCAAAATCGGGGACAGCTAAACGGATAACACCACCTTCGCTCATAAGTGAATGCCATTTTGCAAGTATATTAGCCACGTCTTTACGGTCAAAATATTCTACCATGTGACTTGCGTAAATGAGATTAATGCTATTGGGTTGAAATAAATCATCAAACGCATATACATCATGACAGGATATATGTGGGTGCTTTGCGCCGTCCACATGAATCCAGTCTTCACCAAAGTCCCTTTTACCGCAGCCGACGTGTAGCTTTATCATAATACGATCCCTTCTAAATTTAGTTTATGAATATCTTTCTTTGTAACTCCTTCGTTGTGACTCACAATGCTTGTTATTGGCCCCATGATCGCCCAGTCGTCTACGGTTTCCTGTTTTTCAAAAGCCCACGGAGTAAGTCCCGGCGTCAAATACTGAAGCAGGAAATCCCTTTTCCAGATAGATGGCTGAGTAGATAACCTGTACAAACTTTTAGGGTCTGCAAACCACCATTCACCATTCACCACATGCGGCCTGTTCATCCCTTCTCTGCTGAGGCATATTCTACCAATTGGCTGAAACTGCCAAACATTACCACACTTATCTTTCAACCATTCCAGCCTCTCTTTATCCACAGATTTAATAAAGCTATCCTCGAATAGCCAGACGAAATACTGATCCTGTTTTTTAAAGTAAGGCCTTAGGTCATCAGAGAAATACTTTGGTCCTCGTTGTTCGCCAAGGCTTACCCATGTGCAGCATTCTGGTAGCTCCATATCGGGCTTCTTATAACCTACAAGCTCACAAGGCCAGTTCCATTCTCTTACATATAGCTTGAAGAAAATAGGTAGTATGTGATGGTAGGCGTCAGACGTGGTAATTACGACCTTGATCATGAACTATTCCTCCTGTTTGAATAAACTCTTTATCTTTTAATTGCCCGTGGTAGGGTCCTGTCTTAAACTCAGCCACCATAGTATTATCTTCCAGTATTTCATAGGTATGTGCTCCTTCAAAGGTCATGGACATATCCCCAGCTTTTAAAATAGGCTCAGCGATTACCTTATCATTAAGGTCATAGAGAATACACCTTACTTTTCCGCTAAAACAAACCCAACTCTCCTGTGCTATTACTTTTCGTGGCCCTTGTTTCCAGATATGCTTATGTGGCTGGAAGGTTTTACCTTTCTCCATATTCAGTAAAGCACATTGCAAAAACTCGTTATTGTTCACTACATCCTTTCTGCCGGGTTCAAAATCTTCTTTTCTCACAACAATGTGTAAAAGAACATCCGGGTTTACTTTGGAATATATCTCGATCATTTTATGTGGCTTCCTATTTCAAACTGTTTCCTAAAATCCATTCGATCTAAAGCTTTCACCTTACACAGATACGGGACTGTGCAACTGAACATGCACTGGTCAAAGTTGCTGAACTCGATGCAGCGGGACCACCATTCGTTAAAAGCTTCATCCACCTTTGGGTTTGCTTTCCTGATAAAAACATTACAGGAATAAAGGGGGTTACTCCACATTATGCCTGTATGAACCCATTTCATCTCATGCTCCATTACCTGGTTAGCGTATCTGCTAGTCAGGTAAGGGTTGCCGGCTTTTATTTCTCCAGATATAAATTCATACTCTTTTCCTATTGTCTTCCTTTCGGGGTGCGGGAATAAGGCCACATCATCATTCCCTAAAGCCTTGATCATTTCTTCTGCAAACACATCAGCCTTTATTTCTATTCTGCCATCGATCCAGATATAGTAATCATAACCTTGTAAGAATCTGTGTGTCTGAATTTTCAGGTACTTTGATTTGAGCCTGTTGTTCAGATTTGGAAGTGGATAGGGCAGGTTATTATCAAAATAGGCGTAGTAATCCACATCAATGGTCTGCTTTGGTATGCCTTTTATTTCATCGATACCACCGATGGAGGCTGTGAGGATTGCTACTTTCATAATGTTAGTGTCCGAATAACCATTTTAAAAATAAAGGTTCTCCAATTTTTTCCCTGAAATAATCCACCTGAAAATAAAGAATGGAAGAACTATGCATGTATTAAAGCTGCATATAGGAAACAACAATAGGCATTTCAATAATCTAACCATCATAGTTTATAAGTTTCATCAGTTACGCCCACACCACGATCTCTTCCCCTTGTTACAAGCCCTGCCCATGCGTCAAACACATTCCCGATATCCAGCGATATACCGCCCGCTTCTTTGAACCATGTATTATACACCTTACCGACAACACCTGCACCGACCAGACACAGGTTTCCGGGGATTGGGATAGTTCTCATCGATTCCTTGATCTTCTGGTATTGATCGGGGTAATGCTTTTCTCCCGCGTAACCGGGGGTAAACTTCATCTCAGGGGCAATAATGAAAGAGTGAATATTCTTAATTCCGAATCTTTCCCTGAATCTGTCATCAAGATTTCTGCAGGAGATGTAACACAGCGTATCCAACCCCTCTAATAGCTTATCGAAATAACCAGCAGCAAGCCAGTCATTATGAAAGTCAACAGAAGTCATTTTGCGGTCATCCAGGCTCCCTGTTTTTTCTTCGAGTATTTCCATGCATCTGTACCAGTAGGGGTTTAATCCTTCTCTCTTGTGTTGTGGGACGCCAATATAGTCGGCATCGGAATAGGCACGGACAAGGTTATTTTGAATAGCCGTAACCTGTTCGGGTGTTGGTATGTAACCTAATTGCCTGTTAAATACCCATTGCAGCTTTGATTCATCGTTATACCCATTCAGCACAATAGCTTCTCCGTCACCCATTCTGACAACAGATGTGGGCTCTTTTTTTAGGGTTCTTTGCTGGATAGTATAATAGAGTTCGTTATTCGTCACTTTAAATGACTTTTATCATGAATTCCTTTCGACATCCTGTAGGTATGGAAGATATAAATCGCATCCATCCGTAGAATCTGAATGTATTCCTCCCTGATCTTTCTGCCCCAATAAGTATCAACACCAAGACATTTACCCTCTTCAGGGAAAGGAACTTTTTGCCAAACAGATTTAGGCACCACCATCAGCATACCGGATATATCCCTATGGATCTCCGTTGCCATTTTTGATACCCTGTATTTTTCTGCCTGTAATTCTGCAAGCCTTATATGCTCCCTGATATCAGATTCTTCGCTAACTATTTCGCCCAGTAACTGTGGCCTTGACAGCTGGCTCAGCCGGTTTGTAAAGCAGGTTAAAACAGCATTCGGGTATTCATTCACATATTGCTCAATGATAACTGGCTGGTCCGGGGTAAGGAATAGGGTATCTATATCCCGCATGCAGTTATGATCACCGTCCGGTATAAATGCCATGGCATCATTGTAAGCTTTCCCTAAATTTTTATCCGCTCTGAACGGCGTAGTAAAATGAATCACGTAGATTCTTTTTGAACAGTGTTTGGATAGTGGTAGTTGATAATAGGTTGAGGAAATAGCTCAGTGCCATCTTTGCCCGTAAGTTCTTTTTTATCAGGCGGGTTATATCCCAACACTTTGCACAAAGAATCAAGGGCATCTTTCTTGTTCGCTAGCTTTATTTTCTTGAGCCTTCCTATTGTAATTTGCTCCCCCGGATCATCAGATTTAAGGTCCTCTTCGTAAACCTCTATACCCGCTACAGCTGCTGCAGAATCATCATCAAAATCAGTTACTGATTTTAGACCTCCGTCCGCTGTATGGATTTTTCTGATATCAAAGAATGCAAGCCGCCTGTACTCCTCAATTATTCTTTCTTTTGTAATGTTGAAACCCTTGGCCATCTCGTCACGTAAGTCCTGAATCCGGGTTTGGATTTCAGGTTTCCTCAAGTTTTCCCATCCGATAGAGTAAGAAGTGTTTTCTGAGTAACCGGCTCTAATTGCCGCCTGAGTAGCGTTCAGGTCAATAAGATATTCCTGGCAAAATTTCTCTTGTTTCTCCGTTAAAGATTTCTTTTCCTGCTCGTCTGCCATTCAAAATAAATTAATCTATAAAGCTAAAGCAGAATAGTAGCGTCTCAAATTGTTAGCAAGATGATTGGGTAACTTGTGAGGGGCAACCATCCAGGAACTCATCCACGGTAATACTGTAGATTGCACAGATGTCTTTTAAGCGGAAAAGATCAGGCTCTGATCTTCCTTCTTCATGTGCTGAGTAGGTCTTTGTTTTGATGTTTATCTTTTCCGCCACATCTTTTGGCTGAAGGTTCTTTTGCTTGCGGAAGTACTTGAGCCTTTCTTTTATCCAGTTTCTACGTGCGTTTTTCATCTCTCAATGGGTTTAATATTTCTCTTATTACATTCTCTCTGGCAGTTTTCTTTATGAAGCCATATAGGGAAGTTAAGGGGTACTTTAGAGGCTTTGTTTTGTTCGGGATAGGCTGTTGAGCTTTCTGGGTTATCGTAGGAATACAGTATCTCATAGACTGTTTCGTTGTCGCTGACATGATGAAAGTCTTCGGTAAACCTGGTTGATAGTTTAGGTTGAAGCATCGGTAGTTAATTGTTCCAGTCTATCATAGGGGATGATCTCAAATGTTTGTTCCGGATAAGATTCCTGTAAAAATGTTTTCCATCCAATTGCCGCTGAATGAGTAAGGGCTGTTGCGTTCTCCTTTAATCCCTGCCAGTTAGCTGTCCTTTCTGAAAAGAAATAGTTTGATGACCGGACTTTCTTTTGAATGATGTATTTCATTTCAGGATAATTCATTTTCACAGATTCTCGAAATAATCAGACGCCCAGCTTAGATACATATCTCCTAAAAACTTTCCTGTTGCCAGCCAATAAGGAAGTGAAGCGGATAATACCAAAAAGCCAAACAGGGTAATGGGTATAGCCAGGAACAGTTTTAATAATCGTTTTTTCATTTTACCAGTTGATTTAAATCAGCAATGCTTGTTTATTATTTTAGCTTTTTTATGATATGTTCTAGCGCCCAGTATTCTGGATTCAGTAAGCCGTCGATGTCGCTTACAAATTGGCAGGCAGTCACAGATAAATATATAATACCCCCAAGCCCAGTAAATAAAAAAACAAAGCCTAACAGGTCGTTGTCTTCTTCTTTTAAAATAGCATATTTATTTCTAAGAAGAAGAGCATATAACACAGCAAATAAAATTGCAACTCCGAAAATGATCATTGATTTTACCGCTTCAATTTGACCTTGCCGGGTTAGTACCATCCAAAGATGTTCAACCGTTGTTCCTAGCTTATTGGCCAGTTGTTGTAATAATTCAGTTAGTTTGTCCATAATATGTGTTTAAAGAGTTTACAATTTTGATCACATCTTCAATAGTTTCCACTTTATGAACACTCCCTTTCCAAGTGTTAAAAAAGTCTTGCTCGTCGGGTGTCAGCTTTCTTGCGCTCGGGCATTTATTTGGATCTTTGATTTCAAACAGGTAGTTATTCCCTCTGAGCCCTGCTACCACATCCGGAAAACCATCGCCTACGCCTGAGGTTATGAAAACAGATATCCCTATCTTTCTCATTTGCTTTACGAGTTCTGCCTGGTTGCTATCAGTTTTGCGGGCCCTCACTGTAGTTTCTTTTCATTCATGGGTTAAACTTTTTGAGTTCTGTTTCCAGTTCTTTTATTCTAACACATGATTTATTATAAGCATCATTTCTTTCTATCATTGCATCTTTGAAAGTTTCAACATCTTGTTCTAACTGCTGGATTCTGGCTGATCTTGCAAGGTCTGCGGGGAGGTTGTTGTGTTTGAGATAATCTGCAACCATTTGCATTGCCGCCCTCATATTACTACTCTCAATGTCTGATGAATTTCCCTGTATCCAATCAATAACTTTCTGCACCGGGCTATCTGAGGATATTTGTACTGGTTTGAGCCAGTAAGTATAGGCGTATTCGGTTTCTGGAATATCCCATCCACGCTCTGAATCAAACCACCGGCTTAAATCAATTGCATTTTCAGCAACGATGGTATACCAGCCATCTTTTTCCGGCTTTTCACTTACCGGAACGGGTATATAGACTATAGTAGGTGTACTCATTGTGGTAGAGTTTTATAAGGAATAAGTTTTGTGTTGGCTGAAACATATAAAGGGTGTCGGGGAGAGCCGTTTTTATTTAATATCAACGCCTTTGCCTCCGGGAACATTTGCAACAGTTCTTTGTCCCGGCGCAAATCTTTAACTACATCGAAATTTCCCCATGCAAAAACAATATCCTTACACAGGACTGCGACTGCCTTTAGCTTCTGATTATTTATGAAAAACTGGTGCTGGCTGAATACTTCTTTGTCGTAATCCTTTAAAGCGTCAGGGTCGGTTGATACAAATGGAAAGCAATTCATCATGTAAAAGCCGCCGTATCCCAAATTCTTTGAGAGTCTGGTAACTGATTTAATTGTATTGTCTGGTTCTGTTTCGTTAGCAGTAGACGGGTTGAGGCCAATAAACATTATCAATGGCTTTGAGTTATCCCAAATACGCCAAAGCGCAAATCTGTATTTTCGGCAGTCGCTGAACTCTGCCCCGCTTTCTACTTTTTCAAAAAGGTCTGTACTCATGGTATATCTATGGATTGTTTGCGGTGAAATTATCAATAGTATCAAGCCTGATCTTCACTTGCCGCCAATATTCCTGACGTTCTGCTTTTTCGCAATCGTAGGCTTCCCAATATTTAGCATCTGCAATTTGTACAGCAAGTTTTTTTGCCAATGAAAATCCTGCTTCCATTATATTATCAGAATATTCCAATAAATTATAGGCAGTTTGTTGTTCTTGCGTAGGTATTAATATATCAAAGTTCATAGTTGTTCCTCCTTTTCTTCTTTCCCTTGATTGTTGTTGTATTGGGAAAGAGCGTGTTTTATTTTCGTATGCAGAATAGAGTTTGCTCCAATGTTATTCGGATAAACGGGAATCCCCCATGCAAAGTGATGTTGGTTTAAATAATCATCACACTCTTTCAATGATTCTATCAATAAACTAATATCTGGTGAAGGAGATATTGAATAATTTGCTTCATCATCCCAGTCTTTAGCAAGAGACTTTTGAATACCATCTAAAACATTTGGCGGTTGGGATGATATAAGTTCACGGAGTTTGGATACCGCACATGAATAACCTATTTTGTGATAACCAAATGGTTGCAAATACGGATTAGCTTTCTCCAATGCTTCGATAATAGATGCTGATAGGGTAGCAGGAGGCTGAAACTGCTGAGCGTATTTAATTATATCGGGGTGCGGATCGTCTATTTCTGTCCGGATTTTTAAAGCGCATCCGCTGGCGGCAGTCGCCTTTTCTATTTCATCGTCACTATTGAAAGCATTTGCCAATTGAATACAAAGATTATTTGCGTAAGCCATTGTCATAGCCCAAACTTCTTTAGCTAACTCAACGGCATCAACAGGCCTTTTACCTGCACTAGATAATATCTTATATGCAATCCTGTGACTTGTCATTGATTCATCGTGCCGGTATTTTTCTAAATATGCAGCTAACTCTTCTACATTGGAGGTGACGGATAGGGGTTTTGATTCGTCAAGCCATTCAACATCTATTTTTTCAATAAGCGTTCCAACTGGCTTACCAATTTTATCAGCGTCATTTAATTCTAAATATTTTTCGCTCCAATACGAATGAATATCCAAAACTTTTCCCGTAATAATGTTCCGAAATATAATCCCTTTCATTTCTGGTTCGGGAAGTCTTTTAATCGCTTTTATCCATTCCATAGTAGTTACTGTTTAGGCGTTTTAAGTTGTTTCAGTTCTTCATCAATCTCTCTTGTTCGATCTCCGATATAGTGGCTCTTTTCAAGAGTTACCCCGCAACCTCTATTCAAGTCCATGCCAAATTTTTCCTTTAGCAGTCCATTTATTTTGTCAGCCAACTCTTGTTCAGATTTGTCTTCTGGTGTTAATTCTTTTTCCATAGTATTACTCTTTTTCTTTTATAATTAATTTTTCGTTTGGTGATTTACGTTTAATCCTAGCAAGACAAAGCACACGCATACCTATGGCTATCGTACCATGTTTAATTGCTAATTCACGCTTAGACATTGCAATATCAAAGTGTTCACTTCCTTTACCTTCATCCTGAATCCATTTTGTATTAACACCGATTTTTTTTGCCATTTCAATTAATTCTTCATGGGTATCAGCAGCCATATGTGACATTTTCATACGACCGAATTTCCCACGAGATATGGTGTACATGTCATCAACGTAGACCGCCATAGTATTACTCTTTAATAGTGATGTTGAAATGCTGTTTTAGATAAGCGGCTTTGTCGGGTGAGATTATCTGTTTCAAAAGTGAATCATTTCCCTTTGTTTCGCAATGCAATACAGCATGATCCCATATATCCTCCATTTGCTTCTGTGTTAGAGGATAGGTAGATTCGGATTCTACTATGCACCATTCAATTTTAGGGTATTGCTTCCTGATTCTATCTCTTAATTCTTCGCTAAGATTCCCTTTATAATATGCCTCAATTAATATACTATCCTTAATTCCCGTCTGAGTTACCAAGTCCTGAAACATAACATATATGTCTTCCTCCTGGCTTTCTTCTGATTCTACTGGTAGAGGGATGGCCATCGATTTAGGAGTAGGTGATAATTCATGCTTTGCCTCATATTGTGCCAGCTTATAATCATCCTCGTCATCGTATACGACTTTCCTATTATCGGGGGCTGTACCCCATTTGAAATCCTTTCCGGGGTAATATTTCTCTCCTTCTTTCCAGATAGCTTGGAGGTCAGGATGAACTTCGATTGGTTGAAGTGTCGCAACATAATCTCGCCATTCCAGTAGCTTGCCTTCATATTCGGGTGTTATATCTCTTTTAGAATCATAATGAGGAGCAAAAATATGCCACTTCTCGGGCTTCTCCTTCTCCACTTTCTTTAGCTTACCATTTGAATAGAGGTAGTATGGGGTCATTGTTTTTGGTTTATATACTTGAGATAATCGGTTTCGGTTGCTGGTAGGCTATCTGAAAACATAATATCAGATTCTGTCAGAGGATAGATTACAATTATTCTGTCCCGGTAGCGTTCAATCTTTTCCCCGGTTAATGGATATACCACACCGCCATGTTTTATATACTTAGGCATATCTTCTTTCGGTCTTTCCTCGTGCCAAGCAAGTTCCTTAAATAGGTGAGGATACTTTTTACAGGTTTCAATATGCTTTTTATCCCAATCGTCACCCCTTGCATATTCAAGGATATGGCCAACCTTATGTGGATTTCCGGGATAATCAGCTATTATCTTATAACGAGGGAATAGTAAATGATCTATTGATGTTGCGTTTTTATCACTCATTTGGTTTATTCTATTGTTAGCTGAATAACGAATTGATGTTTGCTTTCTTCACCTTTTCTTTTTTAGCCAGATCAAAATACCAGATACCCATTTCACCTTTTACCGGGATAGGCTCTTCAAACTTGACAATATCTTTCAGGAACAGGCCATATCTTATTACACTACCGCAATCAATCAGCGCAGCCTTTGAATCTTCATCAGTGAGCAATTTTGAATCATATACCATAGCGGCTCCTAAAATATATCCATTGATAACCTCATCGGGGTTTTGTATAATCTGTCCCACTTTCAGATAAGGAGTATTTGCTGCTTCGCTATCTGTTGTTTGACCCGCATGAATCAAAATTGATTTCCCTTTGAGACTTGTAAACCTGTTGTGCGTTCTGGTTTCAATAGTTTTCCAGCCACGAATAATCCACGTAGCCCACGGTTGATAAAGAGTAATTACTGGATAAATATTTTGCATATCTTATAGTTTAGTAGGTGGTAAAGGGAGTTTGCGCCAGTGAGTAATTGATTTAACAAATTTTATCCAGTTACCCGAATCAAAAGAGTGAATATCTGAATACACTTTCCTCCCATCTGAAACAAGTACACAGATAGAATGTCCATTAAAAAATTCATCTTTCGGAGGTAACTCCTTATCCACACTTATCCATCCATCTTCTATAGTAGAGAGGGATTCATCAAGCCATTCTACACCTTCCTTTTTTATTAATGTGCCAACTGGCTTGCCGATTATATCTGCATCATTTAATTCAAGCAGTTCATCTGTCCAATATGAATGAATATCAAGAACTCTGTTTGTAATAATATTCCTGAAAACAATGTGAGCTGGATTTGTATTATTATCCGGCAATCTTTTAGAACACTTCACCCACTTCATACCTGATACTCCAAGAGAGCGGTATTCTTCCATTGCTGCTAATGCTTGCTTGACGGTTACATTTGTATGCTTTCGGAAATTGAATCGACCTACATCATCCTTTATCTTACCATGCTTGCGGAGTATTTCCTCTGCTGTTAATTGCTTGCTCATAAATGAGAGTTAGTTTTTTTACTCTGTTGATTTGATGTAGATGTTAAAAGGGATCTTCATCATTTTTCTCGTAAGGCGAAGGCATCACGTTTGTCATCACAAATCCCTTACGTTCTGTGAACTTCATTTTAGGTCCGTCAAATTCTAAGGGAATAATAAAGTTTGCCAGTTCATTTCTCCATTTCCTTATTACCAGATCGGCTTGTGTTTCTGTTGAAAACCCTTGTTCATCCTGGACTATGCCCATCATAAAGTCCCGGTGAATAAACATCACTACATCGGCGTCCTGCTCCAATGACCCGCTTTCTCTCAGGTCACTTAGTTGGGGATAGCGGTCGGCTCCCTTACGCTTGGTTACTTCCCGGTTTAACTGTGAAAGGATGACTACGGGAATATCCATTTCCTTTGCCATGATCTTTGCGCCGCGGCTCATTTCAGATATTTCATTCTCCCTGTTCCTGTTTTTTGAATACTCTGTAGAACTGACAAGTTGCAGGTAATCGATAATAAGGCAGTCCAACCCATGAGATCTCTTTAGCTTTTCTGCCTTCGCCCGGATCTCATGGATGTTTACTTTCGTTTTATCGCTGACATATATTGGGAGTGTAGAGGTCGAATTACCAATCCTTTTGTATAACCGGTGAGCCTGTTCCTGGTCTTTATATAAACCCCTGAAGGCGACATTAAAATCAGTTTCTGTGTCATAGGCAGCAAGTCTTGCAGCTATCTCATTGTTTGCCATCTCAAGGGAAATTATACCAACCGATTTACCGCGCTTTGCCATCTCAATAGCCAACCCTCCTACAAATGCGCTTTTACCCATACTTGGCCTTGCGCCTACAACAACAAGGTTCCCGTTCTGAAATCCTCCGTTTTTCTGGTCAAGGGTTCTTATTCCCGTGGGAACTCCGATGCCTCCCGACTGCTTCATTTTTTCCTGATTCTTGTATAGGCCAACCATTAGCTGCGTCATATCCTGCCAATCCTGCTCTACAGCGCCCTCCTGCAGTGCCTGTAGCTGTCGGTGCAGGTCCGCTATCTGTTGCCGCGGATTTCCCTGAAGCGCTGCGCCTCCGTGCGTGAGGCGAATTATTTCCCGCTCCATCCACATTGTTTTTATGATGTACCCATGAAATTCAAGATGGGCGGAAGAAACTACATAGTTTGTAAGTCGGGTTACGAAATAGGGGGTACTATCCCCGCATAGCTCCGGCTTTCTTTGAACCCGGATAAGGTTGTCAATTAAAATTTCAAGGTCTATCGGCATCCCGTTCTCAAACATGGATTTCAGGGTAGCGTAAACTTCCTGGTTGCCTGTGTTGTAGAAATGATCGGGCTGTAGCATGTCATACACTCTCCCGAATGCGCCGCCTTCAAGCAGACATGCACCAAGCACACATGCTTCAATATCGATGCTATAGTGAATTCCTTTAGTGTAGTTCATTGCGGCGTTATGGTTTTTAGCGGTGCTGATGCCGGTACGGATTCTTTAGGTTTTTTCTCCTGTTCGTTTCGCTTCCATGTGTCGATAAACTTTTGAGCAAGTGCTGAATACTGAACAATGGGTGAATTATTTGCATACCAACCAGTTGCTTCGTATTTGTCAAAAAAAGATTTCGCCATTTCTTTGGTTCCTCCCGCTGCTGCAAACACTTCCCAAACCTGTTGTTTCGTAGGGATTTTAGGTTTACGGAACAGGTTTGATCCCGACAGGTCAGGCGCGCGCACTTCTTCCTGCTTTAGTTCTCTCTGTTGTTCTACTTCTACTTCTACTTCGATTTCTACTTCTTCTTCAGGCCGCAACTCGCCGCAACTCGCCGCGAAATCTTCTGCAGGATCGGGAAACCTGTTTTTCTTATTACGCAACCTCTGCCCAAAATTTATTATTCTCACATAGGGTTTGGAATCGGCATTATAGAAAGAGAGCAGACCGGCCTTTTGGCACTCAGCCATCCAGCGGGTAATGTCCGTTTCTCGTATTGATCCCGAACGCAATGGGAATAAAAACGATTTTAAGAGCTTAGGGCTTGCATGGAAGGAGCCGTAATCGTCCGCTTTCATGCAAAGGCGTATAAAAAAAACTTCGGCCTGGAAGGAAATCAAATCAATCTTTTCGCTGGCCGTCCAGTCCCTTATCATTCTGTTTGGCATCTTTCATCTTGGATTCTATTAGTTTATTAATCTCGTCTCTTATCTCCGTATTGAAATATCCGAAGTTGTGTAGCGCGGGAGCCATTTCCCTGATCACCTCTGCGGCTTCCTCTTCGTCTTTATGGCACTTTGCACACAGAAGGACCAGTAGCTGCTCAGGATAATCCCAAGGGTCCCTGCCGGTTAAATAGTGCCTGTGGTGAACGTGGAGGGCATTATCCTTGCATCCACACTTCTGGCAGGTAAAGCGGTCGCGTATTTGGATAGTGTTCTTTACCTTCTGCCAACGCGGATCAAGTAATTTGTCCCTATAACGCTGCTTAGTATTATGATCGTTGACCATTGGATCTTATTCCTTAGTTTTTTTAAATTGAGTATTGGTGTTTTATCTTTCGGGTTATACGTGAGTCATCGGAAATTCTCTTATTCTTAAATACTCCGGCCACTCTTCAATATCACCGCCGTGCCTGTCTTTTAGTTTTAATTGTTTTGCGAGGTGTGTTCCGAGTTGCTTTACAAAAATTGCCGTTTGCCTACCTGTGCCTTGATTCGCATTGGATTTATAAGTATCAATGATGTACTCTATCCATTCTAATTCACATGGCCGGTACCGATACTTACCAGTTTCATTGCCACTCTCCCCGCCGATAATTATCCAATCAACGTTAGCTACAAACATTCTATCAATCCGTTTATGCAGGGGCTCAAAGCTGATAAACTTTGTTTTTGCTTTCACGTCCTCAAGATGATCAATTCTATGTACTGCATCGGGGTTTCCGACAGAAGTACCGAGCCAAACATTACCCCAGCCTTCGCCCCAATCTTCCGGCAGGTGATCGGTAATTCTTTCTGGCCTCTTTGTTAGAATCTGGAAAGTATGCTGAGGACATTTCCTTATAATATCCCACATCTCTTTACGATAGCCATCAATGGCTTCATGGAAAACATCGGTGAGAGAAGATGTAAATATTTTAGATGGCTCCTTTAGCTTCAGCGGCAGGTTAAACACTGTTTTTGTTCTTACTATCTGCTTTGGGTCATAGCGGGTATTATCAAAGCTATCCCGGTACATATAGCAAAACTTACAATCCTCATCTACTTTTGTGCAGCCTCTTGCAATATTCCAGCTTGCATCCGTCCATTGTATTGCGCTCTCTTTACCCATAAGAATTAATTTATCTTGTTAGTGGATAGCCATCTTCTTTGCTTTTTCAAGGGTTAACATTTACTCTACAGGTGCTTTAATTATTGCATAGTGGGTGAATCCGGAATTGACAATATCCTTATCGCCATCATCCCCTATGCAGAATTTGTAAACCTTTTTACCGATCTCTGATTCTATCGCTTTGAGCCAACCGATATTGGCAGCCTCTACTTTAGGAACTTTTGAGTCATACAGGAATACCATTTTATTAAACTCAGGGTCTTTTGCTTCACCTAGCTTCAGCCATTTCATAGGGCTTGTCTTTGGTTTGCGATCGGGAGAAGTTGTTTTTGTTGCCATGATTGTATTTATAGATTTTAAGTTGTTACATTATTCAAAAAGAGGCATTGATGTTTGTTCTTTAAATCTCTTTTGAGCTGCTAAATAATAAACCTGATCGATCTCGCATCCATCGAAATCAAACTCTAATTTGTGTGCTGCTATCGCGCTGCTTCCACTTCCTAAATGTGTATCGATAATTTTGCTTGCCGGACTTGCAAACTTTTTCAATAACCACGCGTATAAGGCTACCGGTTTCTGTGTGGGATGTATTTTTTTCTCTGTATTTGCCCCCCCCGTGTTAGAATAACGGAAGATGGCTGCAGGTTTGTCAAAGGAGGTCCAAGCCATTTCCCACTGACTGAAGTTTTCCCAAGGTTGCATTTTATCCCAGCATATTATACAGCGGGTTGGAGGAAGATCAAAGTAGTTGCCTCCCCATATAATTTGATTCTTTGAAACCCTCAAAAGCTCTTTAAAGTATTCCGGATTTGGTTTAGCAGTATCCCAGTCACAATTCATGGTATTGAGTGCCCTGTTTTTGAGTTTGCCAGACCACTGGTTTAACCTACCCTTTAACCTTACAGCACTACTAATAGCCGGGCCAGAGCCATAACCATCCGTTCTTGAACGATTGGGAGCCGACCCCATTTGCATGTTAGGCGCATTGATACCATAGGGAGGATCTACAATTGCCAAATCGAATACCTTATCTGGCAAAGCGTTCATAAACTTCATGCAATCGGTATTATGTAACCTAACCGCCATTATATATTGCTTTCAATTATTATCATTTTACCCCGGCCCCCTTTTTACCAACAATACAATTAAAACTTACCTGGAATATTTGCCGACCGGGGTTTGATCTTCATTTTTCTCCCTCGTCTGATCAATCGAGGTTTTCACTTTACAGGGGTTTTTCGCAAGTCATGCGAAACAGTTTTTAATCATTAAGGGTCAAGTCTCTCATGTATTTTCTTCGCCTATCAGTATCATCACCTGCCCGGAACCAGTCTGCCCAATTCTGATCATCGAACAAGACAGCGATACCATGATAACCGTCCCCATTCTTAATGGTTATTACTTGACCCACTCTTCCGACCGAGTCTTTTACCTTTGGCATTTCACCAATGGCACAAGCTTTTAATACTTCTTCAAATGTCATATGTTGGTCTCCTTATTATATACTAGTGCTTCAAGAATAGAATAAAACTTTGTTGTTCTTTCTTCCTCAGTTAACAGTGGCACCAGGACATGGAATTTCTCTTTTATATCATCCCAGTCTGCATACATTGGCCACTTATCCATGCCCTGTTCATCAAAGTTTGTGTGATGACCACCCCAAAATGTTCTCTCTACCCAGTTGAGTGGATGTGTTTCTATGCTTCTAAATATTCTTTTAGGGAATATGTGGCAGACACAAAAGCGGTAAAAGGTATCGTCATGCTTCTGTGACTTTTGTGTGCAACCGCACTGGCAAACCCCTGACATTTTTTTCCTGGCTGATTCAAAGAATTGATCGAGCGCCTCATCTGTTCCCACTTTCTTTGCTTCTGATATTTCTTTTTTCTTTTTCTCAGATTGCTTTGCTATAGGCTTTTGCTCCGGCTTCTTTTTGGGAATACGGGCATCCTGTGTACGTTTTATTAGTTCCTCTCTGGATGTCATGGTAACTACTATTGTTTAATATATTTTTTATCCAGACTTGCAGCAGAATCAAGAATATTACTGATGTCTGAAATTGCCGGATTGCCGGGGCAGGAATCTTTGATCAAAAGAATTATAGCCCTTCTGGAAAGTTTTGAATTTCTCATGGCTTGAAATCCTTTTGCTACCTGTATAATGGCTTCTGCTATTACTTCTACGGGGATAGGATTTTCTTTATCGTTCTTGATAATAGGCGGCTGAGGCTTTGGAATTTTATTTTTCATATTGATTGTTTAATCTTGGGTTGATTCTAAATGCTTTTAAATTGTATAAACCAAATCCGGTGACATTCCCTGTCCAGGATAGGCAGGATTTGTATGTAGCATCATCATAATGCTGTCAAACATTGAAAGCCTTGCTTTCATTAACTCATTTTCTTTTCTGAGGTTCTTGATTTCGTTGGTTGCTTCGGTAAGCAGTTGTTGTTCGGTATTCATTGATTTAAAACTTTTGCTGTTCTTGTGTATCCTGATTTTTCAAAATCACTAATCCAAATAAGTTTTCTTTGCTGCAAACCTTCGCCGTGTGCTTGCAATCTAAAGTGTCCTCTGACCTTAAAGCCATCACTTCTTACGATAGTTGTAAACCATGTAGAATCCAGAACTTCTATTTTGTGATTTGTTTCATTGAGATATTTAGTTCCAATGTGAAGCTCTTTACTCTTGGGTTTAATGAGCTTGGTTTCCAGGTCACAATACTTAATGAATAGCAGAAGTGTGAAAATATCTGATACGACCTTCATGTTATCTAAGTCGTTGTTGGTCGCCGTTTCAGAGAAAAAGCTTTTAATCCCCTTACTATTCCTTTGAACATACATGGCTAAGGCAGGCTTATCTCTGGTTGTTTCTTTGGTAAAGAAGAATATTACCGCTGTCAGCTTAAAATTTTCTCTTTTACCTTCCGACCTTATGTCATAAAAAATGGTGTTGGTTTCACTAGGAGAAGAGCGGCTAATAAAAGTTCCTGATTCATCTATTTCTTCGGCATCAATTACAGAGACTAATTTACTTTGGGCTTCTATATAAGCACTGTGAAACGGGTCACTTATATATTGGATTTTATTCTTAAACCTATCAACTATCTTAGGCCACTCTCTTACAATGCTTAATCCTAAAGCTGTTTTATATTGCTGAGGAGAATGTTCGGCATCTTCGCATATCCTGAAGGCCTGAGGGCTCATATCATCTAGTAAGCCAAGGGCAGTATTTTTTTCGTTGATCTTCATACTTTCATCCATTGATTTGCATAGCATCCGTGACCAGTACTACCTGTTGTTGGTTTCTGCCCGTTGGATTTAATCAGTCCTGCAATTTTTGCTCTCACTGCTATTGCGCCAAACGCTCTTGCCGTTGGAGGATCGGGTAATTTTTTAATCTGGCATATCTTGCGAAAATCTTCAATCATGAACGTAAATCCTTTCGGCCAATCCTTTAACCATTCAACAAGCATTGCATAGGCTTTATCTGACCAGTCGGGTACTACTTCATTGGCATGAGTAATTGCTTTCTGTATGCCTTTATCTTTTGCTTCTGTTGCTTGAAGGATATTTAATTGGATGGCTGACATTACTTATTTGACTTCAGTTTGAGCGGGTTTGTTTTGAAATCTGGTAGCTTCCATAATTGGCAAGTTTGCTTCTGTGGGAACATAGATAACTGCCTGAGGATTCTTTTCTATGTTATCAATCCAAAGCCAATGCAGGTATTCCGGATTTCCTTTTAATGATGCACCGATGATCTGATTTGATCTTGCAACTCCATGAGCGCGGATTGTATCCGCCTGTGCAAGTAAAGAAGCAGATTCCATTTTAGCTTTTGCCTCAGCTACGGCAACTTCCTTTGAAGCGGTTGCATGTGCCAGCATTGCCTCACCTTCCTTTCGTTGTTGATAAACTTTGTAATGGGGGCAGCCCCACATCCCGAGAACTATCAGGCCAGAAAACAGAACTAATATGATTGTCGTAACAGAAATTATTTGACCGGGTTTCATCTAGTTATTATTTATTTGAGTTAAAAAATTGGTTGCTTAATAAAGTATCCTATCCCTCACGTACTTTGTTTTATTTGGCTTCACTATTCCACCCGGAGTATTGAACATTTTATCAAAGGCTACTGCTTCATATACCTTACCTCCTTCACCTGTATAATGTTTTTTACCTCCTATTTTCTTTTGTCCTGTGATAACTGGTTTTTTGAGACAGGGAACATTTGGCTTCCAGCCATAGCTTCCCTGGTTGTGGCGGGGATTTCCGTTGTGTCTGTACTCCATTGGTTTTGGGTTTTATTTTATTTCTGTGATTACAATAATGCTTTTCCCGTTTATCACATCTTCTGTTGCAAGGATGACCGAACGATCCCCACCCGCTAACAGTAGTCTTGCTTCAAGCTCTGCTTCGATTTGAAGGTGATAGGCATCACTCAGGTTATCCGGTTGCAATATTTGCTGCATAATTCAACTACATTTTTACACCGGTCAACATCAAACATTCCGATGTGTGTTTGATCTACTCGTATCTTCATCTGATCTGATAGCCACTTGTAAGCAAGAGTGCGGGCATTTCTATAACTGAATCCTTGTCCGACTTTTCGCATCCAGAGTTCATCAAATAAATCATGGGCTTTCTTTTTCCACTCTCTCAGTTCTTCATTCGCTAATCTTCCCAGAGCTTTATCTGTTCCTTTATGAACACCTACCCATGCTTTACACGGCTCACACAAATACACCATGCCGTAACTCTTACCGTATATAACCACACTGTCAACGAACTGTGTTTTGCTCCCGCAATAAGGACAAACTTTTCCGGTGTTTATCTCAGAAGTACATAAACTCTCCACGCGTTTTTTCCCGGTATCGTTCATTGGCTTTGTCTTTCATGCAATCTTTACAATTACTTCTGAGTTTATCCGTTCTGGTTTTATCCCTGTAAAATCTTCTTAACGGCTTATCATCCCCGCACTTTCTGCACTTTCTCTTTTTCACTGTTACTAAAATGGCAGGTCATCGATTGGTTCAGTTATACTCCTTGCGTCAACGATTTCGTTGTGACCTGGATTCATCATAGCAACGTACTCCAACGAGCTGTGCATTTTTGTTTTAATGAAGTCAGGAAGGGTATCAAACATCTGTCGGTTGAATGAATCAAAGCTCAATTCAAACAGCGGCAGTATTGCTTTTGGAACATTTAATCCTTTGGGAATACCTGTAATCCCCGCAATCTGTTCATAAATAGATGTAGGGTCGCTCACCTTTGGTTTGTGAATGATGTTGAGCATACAGGGGACACCAAGCAGTTTTGTAATATCAAAACACTTTGCCTCGTCCTCGGTGAAGTCTTTCCCGCGCCAGCTTTTCAGATCCTTGCGGAGGTTGGCTTTTTCGTTCATTGATAGTGTGTATTCCTTAGAAATTACCAAAGGCTGTTCCCCGTGTTCTTCCTTGAATACTTTTAATTCAGTAGGCAGTTCCCAGCCTATACGTACCTTCTTTGCTGTAACCTGTTTTCCCATTACAAACTCAACTACTGTCCCGATCTCGATCATCTGGTAACAGCGAGCGATATAATTTCCTACGGGAATGAGCTCCCTTACTACGCCGCTGTTTGTTGCATTAATTGCCATACAATTGGTTTTATTATTAAAATTGTGTTTACGCTTTTAAATCAATATCTACCAAACCATCAGCCAATGCCAAAAAGAATAGATCACTGATACCTTCAGTTAAATCCTCGGTTTCAATATTTATAGTTTCGTTTGTCATTTTAAAAAGTGAGGCCGGTGAAAGCTATGAGAACCGGCCTCTGTGCCTAACCCTTCTATGGAAAGATTCTTGAATTATGTTTAAAGAACTTTTAAATAAACCGGGGCGGCTACCAACTCACCCCGGTCACCATTAAACCTTATCCTAAAAAAAAATTTTATGATAATATTATTTCCTTTGTCTGCTCTGTTATCGAGGTTGGTACCGATACATATTTGATTCTCTCTTTGACTTCTGGTTTTGCTTCAGGCTCCTGCAACTTTTTTATATCTCTGAGAGCTGCAAGGATTCTTTGTTTGGGAGTTGGTTGATTATAGTGGATGTCTGAACCATTATTTATATTTGCAATCCTTTGGCTTGTAGTGAGGTTTCTTTGACCAAATAAAGCTATTAGTGCAAATGCTTCAGAAAAATCATGTATAGAGTATTTATCAATTCGTATGTTTATACTCTTCTTCTTTTCCGTCTCTTTAAGAACGAATAGGGGAAGACAGTGGCCTTGTGCACAACATTTCCTGGTTGATAAAAACTTCTTTTCAGAAAATACATGTGTTGTCCAACGGCTTTCAGGTATTTTAGAGAACTTATCCAGAAAGTAATCTACGGTGTAAGATGTTTGCATGATTATTTATTTATTCATTAACTGTTTGATAAAATGCTTTTCCAGTAACTTATCAGCTTCTTTATCCAGTCTCGGATTAAAGGGACTCATTAACTTTCTTTTCTGCCACTCAGACCATACCATTAATCCAGCTATAAATCCAATCACTATCATGGCTGTTATTATTATATACATAGGGTAGGGGTTACTTTTAATCAATATTGCGTTTATAAAATATCGTTCCCACTACCTCAAGAACCAGGAAACACAGTAAGTATAAAATCGTTTTCATTGCAATTAGTTTTAAACGTTTTCACAGGGACGGGGCGGTTTATCAATTGGTCTTAGGAATTAATAGTTTATCTGGTACTTCTTTAGTTTGAAAGAAGCTATCAGCTATCTCTTTGCGCATATCTTTATATGATTTTTCATCCGGGGCGAAGGCTGTTGATTCGTGCCAGATTATTGGCTCATCCATATCTTTGGTATCACCGCAACCACAGATAGATTTATAAGCTGTGAGAGTAGTGGCCTTACGTGTACCAATATCAACAAACCATTTTTTACATTTGGTGCAATAGTCAAGTGCGTTAACAAAGTGTTCGTCGCCAATTTCTCCAGCAAGCTTGCCGGGGTAATCACCTTTAATTATTCTGACTATTTTCTGCCCTATCGCAAACTGCGGCGTATTCTGATTCATAGCTTAATGGTTTACTAATTCAAGTGTTGGATGATTGATAAGTAAAGGGCGCAATTCATCGATGTTGATCTTTGCGATTACTTCATCGGGGATTTCTATTTCAAAAGAAATAGGTTCCATATTTACACGATCTTGGGGAGAGGACACATCAAACCGTTCGATAAATTTTATGGCATCTATTGGAAGATTGACCACATCAAATGGCAGAACCCCCAAAAGTATTTGTGGATTACCTACACAAGCATCCGGAAAAATATCTCTAACAGCTATCGCTATGGCGCAATTTTCGGACATCAAAATCCCTAGCTTAGTACCGCACATTTTACTCTTCTCCAATATCTCTTTAGTAACTGTGATCTTTAAAGTTGTTGACATAGCAATTATTTTTTAAGTTCAGCGATCTTATAAAGGGTTTCAATATCATAGATCATTTTACGGATAGCTGAGAAGTTCCTGCTATCACGGGGAGCCATCCATAAGTCATTCAGTTCTTCCAGAAGGATTTCGTTTTCAATAACAGGGTTGAACTCTTCTATTGTTTGAGTAAGCAACTCACCTATCAGGACTACTATCCACTTCCTGTTTTCTATTAATTCTGATTTGATAGCGTAGAGAACATCGACTACATGACCATCTGCTACACTCTTTTTCCAGTAGTCTATTATTGCCGGGCCTGTTTCCAGATTATTGATTATTTCTGTGATCTGCTGTAACTGTCTCATTGGATTGGGGTTTTATTGGTTGGTTATTTTAATGCCAGAACCTTTTTCAATTCATCACGGGTAAAATCCATCCAGTTGTCTTCCTGATTTAAATCAAACAGATGAATTTCTTCTTTCCGGCAGGTGAATAATTTGAAAGTGTCCTTTTTGGTGTTTTTCCTTGCAAGCGTTATAAAATCATCATTAGCAATAACCTTAGTGCCTGATGGTGCCGGTACTTCCAGAATAGATGGTAATTTTATATTCATACAATTTGTTTTTTAAGAAATCTTTCCGGTATAGAATTAGCATCGTACAAATTCTCTCCCTTTTTTTTCTTCATTATACCATGCTTTACCGCCTGTCTTCTTTTCTCAGCATTCCATCCTGTTAAATCTTTAATGAAAGAAAACCCTACCCACGCAGGTGTCCTTGCTGACCGCTGCTGCTGCTGCGCTATTTCAAGTACCTTATCTATTTTTTGTTCGAGGGTCATTTTCCTCCATTTAAATAATGAACTCTTTCGGCAGCGTCTTCCCTTATTCCATGATCGCTTTCCGAGTGCCATTTACCCTGAGGGTCATAAAATCCAACAGTCCATAATTTTTTTTCTGATTGAATATATACGTACATAACAAGGGTTTATTTAATGATTGATCGGTCATTAGTTTTTATGCAACCTTAGATAAATGATTGTTTGATTCTTCTCCCAACAAGTACCACTCAGCTACTTCTTTTGCTCGCTTACGATAATATTTCAAATAAGCATCCTTTATATATCCGGGCATTCTGTGACGCTTGAAAAATTTTCTTACGTACTCTCTTGATACTTTGGCTATTTTGCCTATCTCAGTAAAATCTCCGCCCCTATAAAGTCTGTGAATGATTCCTAAGTCTATAGCTGACAAGTTCTCATACGGGAGCGGGACTCTTACATAATAACTTTTGTTTACATAGTGCCTTTTGTTATGCAGCTTAAACCCCCATGATGACAATTGTTGAATCCAGTACTCTTCAACCTCTTTCTTTCTTGCCCATGTAGTTCTATCTATTTCCTCAATTAGTGGTTTTATCCCTTGCTCTTGAAGTGTTTTATAATAATCCCGTAATGATGTATCCCATTTTTTGGTCATCGACTTATAATTATGTGTTGATAACCTACAGTGTAAGGCGTTTTTTGTTCTTCCGACGTAGAATATCTCGCCGTTGATCGGGTTAGTAAGCGTATAAATACGAACAACTATTTTATTTAATTCTAGCTCTTGCATAAACAAAAAGTGGATATTAGTTTTGCGTTTCCCTTACCTCTGATACTTCTAGGATATCATCATCCGCTAATCCAAATTCCTCGGCGATCGCTTTTACCATTGCGACCTTGGTTAGGTTCTCACTGTTCTTTTTTACATAATCACGTGCAGTAGTAGCAGCCACGTCCAAGGTTCTCATGACCAGGCCGTAACCACTATTATTATCCAGTCTTTGTAAAACCTCAATTTTGATTTTCATATATTCGTTTTAAATTCATTCGGAAATCTGAATGTAAATATAATAGAGATTTCTCCGTTACTCCAAATTTATGTGGAGATTTCTCTGAATTATAAATGCAACCTTGTGTCTAAAATTACTAACCAACTGGTTATTAGGCTTTACAGTACACTCAAAAGCCAAAACATTAGCGTCACCCGGTTTTCAAGAGAATCGGGAATACCAAAGGCTCGTGTCTATAAGTGGAATCAGGAGGGCACTAATCCAAAAGCGGAGGATGAACGCCTAATATTGCAATGGCTGGATGGAGATAAGTCTAAAATAAATGGAGAAAATGCGAATCGTGGAACGTCTGGGGATCAACAAATTGGAGAAAATAGCCTTCCGGGGAATACCCTTGAGACGATCAACAAACTGGCAGATAGCAATAATAAATTAGCCGATGCCGCTTTAGTTAGGGCAAAAGCCGAACTCGTCAATGCAGAAAAAGAGAAATCCCTGGTTGATAGTAACGCTGATCTGACAAAGCTATTAAGGTCTATTGCCGGTTCAGTTGGAGATAAACATATAAACGACCCCGCCATTTCTCCTGCTCTTCTGGACGTGCTGGCTGAAATAGCTTCCGGCCTGAGGATTCACTCGAAGGAGGAAGCCCTTCAAAGACTGGGCATTCGTTTTGGGATGCATGAAAGCGGTAAAGACATGAAGGAGGGCATTCCCTCTGATGGAGGCACAAAGAGCACTGCATAGGAGTGTCCCTAAATTCGCTGGATGGCATAGCAGTCAATTTAAATGTATGAGCAATCGGCGGAGTCGTCGAAAGTAAAGGTTGCAAACAGGAGCATTGAATTAAAGGGGCGGCGTACAGTAGAATGTAAAAGGTACGAACACATGTTAACTATCCAAAAAAATGAATACCCGAATGCGTTCTTTTTGACCTCAAACAATTTTCTCTTTATTCTTATAAGTATTTACTCTAACTATTCAACCCTCATATGAAAAAAATACTTCTTCTCTGCATGCTGATGGCATCATTCGCATGTTCCAAAAAGAGTGAAAGCAGACCATGTTATGATTGCGACGCTCCTAACATCGGGACAGGCGGGACTTATAATGAAAAAGTTTGTACCGATGGCCAGCCGGAAGATCAGCTTCCTCAAAGTGACGCATTCGGTCAATTATCATGGCATTGTGTAAAAAGATAAATTTATATAATGAAACTTGTCACTGTAAAGACTTTTCTATTCCTTTCTGTTGCTGCAAATGTGGTACTCGGATCTTTCATTATCTATAAGAAAGTAACTGTTACATCTGTCAATAAAGACATGGACCAGTGGAACCAGGTAAGGTATGATGTACAGAACTCTCTTCCTGTTGATTCATCGTCCATCGTATTTATAGGCACCTCTCATACAGAAGGATTTCCGCTCAATGAATATTACCCTGACTTGCCGATCAAAAACCGGGGTATAGTGGGCAATAGGGCCCGGATGATCCTTTCACGATTGCAAACGATCATCCCTAACAGACCAGTGAAACTTTTTATTGAAGCAGGTACAAATGATCTCTGGTATCCTGAGGCAGAGTTTTATAGTGATTATAAAGAAATACTTACACTTGCCAAAAAGCGAATACCTTATGTTTATGTTCAGTCAATACCTCCTGTTGCTGCAAGCACAGGTAAGCAGGAGTTGGTTAATAAGTTTAATAACTGGCTGCATAATAACTGTGATTCACTGAGCATAAAATTTATCGATCTGTCGCAAGCGCTTATGTATAACGGGTACCTTGACAGCACCCTTACCCGTGACGGCATTCACCTAAACGGCAAAGGTTACCAGCGTTGGAAAAAAGAAATTGACCCTTATCTAAAATAGTTTTATGAAAGAAGTAATCATTATTATAACTGCATTATTAGTAATGGGGCTCCTTGAAAAAGACCCTGTGCTGATCGGCCTTTCTATCTCAATAGCTTTCTTTGCGGTAGTGATCGCCGGGGTTTTCAGGCTTCAAAAGTATATGCGTAAGAAGTAACTCTATTTATAAAACTCATGTGTTGCTGCTATCCTTGCTGCTTCATCGGCCGTTATCTTGTCATAACGGGAAAGTGTCTTATCTGATTTAATACCAGTGATTTTTTTTATCAATGAATCGGGAACAGGCGGTATAAACTTCCTCATATTGGTAATAGCTGTTCGCCTCATCGAGTGGCTTGAAACCATTTCCCATTTCTTTAAATAATAGTCTTTTCTTTTACCTCCTTTGGTGAGTGAGTAAAGTACATCATCGTTGATCTTTGCTTTACATGCTATTTCCTTTATGATACGGTTTAATTCTACATCGGTTATTTTTGGAGGAAAGCCTTTGTATTTTGTAAGGATCTTCTTTACATTTTTGTGGATAGGTATCACTACTTTTTCATCTGTCTTTTCATTGGCGATCGTTATATAATCTTTGCCGAGGTTTTGTTTTGTAAGAGATAGCATATCTGAAACCCTGAGCCCGGTATAGCACCCGATCACAAACCAGTCCCGTACAAGATCATAGCGGACGACGGGAAGTTTCAAATCGATTATTCTTTTTACCTCTTCTTCATCAAGGAAGATATCAAAGGTGTCCTCCTGCAGTTTTTTAAATTCAGGGTGCCGGAATATATCACTACCCCCGACGATCTGGCCAAGGGTCTTCCAGTTCTTGATACGCGTCCCGATATAATTAGTAGACAGGTCCTTTTCATGGCACCAGGTAATAAAACGGTAATAAGTTGATAGTGTAGTGGTGGATATTTTCAGCCGGGGGTCAAAGCGTCTCAGGCAGATGACCGTGAATTTGAAGTTTTTGATACTACTTGCAGCATATTTTTTCTTGGTCTTGGGTGTCAGGATTTCCCCGGTTCTCATTTTAGAGATCACATCTTCCATAGCACCGTACATATCAGAAGCCGGGGTCTTGGTCTTTTTATTCAGCACAGCATCGATGGCAGCTTTCAGGGCCTCTTTGGTTAAGGGTTCTCCGATAATCTTGTATCTTTCGATGGTTTTATTTACCGTGTCTGTAATGCGGCTTAAAATGGCTGTGGTGCCTTTTGTTATTTTTTGGGGCCATAGGGTTGGGTTGATCGATTCGCCGGTGTAGTAGGGGAGCCTTCCATCTGAGCAGGTGTAAAGTAGTTTAATGGCTGTATTTTTAGACTTTGGATCTTTGAGGACGAAAGTTGATTTTGGCATCGGGGGACAGTTTGGGGTACAATTATATGTCTTTTTACGCCATGATGCACCATACTGCATCATAATATTAATTTACCCGAAAGCCTTGATAGGTGTGTGTTTGAACGTAAGTAACTGATTATATTAATAATACGAAAAACTTGTTAAGTAATCCGTGCGGGGTCACGGCCACAGGAAAGGGTTCTAAGCAATTAGAGCCCTTTTTTATTTCCGATTTTCATACCATTTAACATATTTTTTGCACTCAAACCGGGCTCAATCCTCTTTAATATAAACGATATCCGTACCAAGAGAACGAGCAAACTTATTCATTACGTCAAAACTTTCACGCATAAGGCTACCTTTCATTCCCTGGTTTGCTATTTCTGATTTGCCTCCCAGAGCAGTAGAAGGTCTGCTATTAAAATCGCCTTCCGTTAATCCACAATACCCGGATATTATTACGGTGCTATCCTTTACGCGAATGTTTAATTGTATCATGCCGCCTACCTTGCGGGAGTACTCCTTAGGCTCTGTGGTAATAGTATTGTAATTGCTGTCTATCTTCTGAAATAAGTATCCAGCGTCAAGCAAGGACATTGCAACCTGCTTAAACGTGACCTGGGATACTTTAATAACATTCGCTTTCCTCGGGATCTGTTGAGCTAAGCAAACAGTTGCAGCTAACAATGTAGTTACTAGGATTATTATTCGCATAATCTAAGGTTGATTATAAAAATACTCTTATCCTTTCGGATCAGCAAGGGCATATCTTTAAAGAAAAACAAAAGGTAATATTATGAATAATCCTGTATCTATGAACGATCTGTATGCTATTCTGCAAAGGATAGAGCACAAGCTAGAACCGTTGAAACAAACACCAACCTGGGTACCTGCTTCATGGATCATGGAATTAACGGGTTGGACCTGCAAAAAATTAGAGAAGGCTAGGAATGCGGGGCAGAGTGTAATAACCTGGAGACAGAAGAAAGGCAAAGACCCTGAATACCTAGTACAATCAATCGACCCGGTTTTTATAATTAAGAGAGAGGTAAAAGAAAAGTAATCTCATGCCGGATTTTATCGCCAATTTTTAAGTCTTCCGGCGCATACCAGCAGTGAACCCCTGAGTTTTGAAGATTATCAAATAGTTTTTTGTAAAGTCAGTATTTTGAGAGGAATAGCTGATAAAACAAGAATAAAGTTCCAAAGAACAATTCGTCCGGCTTTCGATAATCTTATAGCCAATATCAGTTATTTGAGAGTCTGTCAGATTTATCTTGTAAAGCTTACAGAATTCAATTTCCAGATCAGAGAGACCACATCCCCGAAGGAATTTAATAGATTGTGGGTTTCCCTCAATGTTTTTGGGCATTTGCATTGGAGAAATTTGTGTCTTGGATAGTAACTTTAAAAAACTCTGTCTCCTTAAGAATAGCGTCAGTAAATTACTTTCATCAATAAATGAATTGCTTA